GATGCTGCAAATGGTTCTGGTGCTGCTCCAGAAGGGGGGCTATATCGAAGGCGTGAAGGTCGTTGGCGGTATGGTCATTGAGCCTGTCAGGCCGAAGATCACCGAAAAGGGCTATGCTGACTGGGATGAGAGGGGCAGACCGGAGCATACGGATGAAACAATGGGGTTGATAGAGGATTTCAATAGCATGTCGAAGAAATAAACTCAATAAACTGAATACAGACGATTAATTAATGTGAGACGGATTTACTGAAATGCGATCCGTCTCACTGTTTTTTGTTTTGGAGGTTGTTGAAATGGATAACAAGACATTGTGTTCTGTAATTTCCTGCGAAGTACAAAAAGACATTTTTGCTTACCAGGCATACGAGGATTTTTATGGCATTAATAAGTTGGCTCTGACAGATGATAAGGACTTTGCAATTACAAACCTGAAATGGTTGTCCGAGAAAATCAGTATGAGAATGCCCTTGATTGTTGGGAAGGACTTGGAACTTGGCAGGAAGTTAATGGGACTGCATAGGAAGGTGCTGTTGGCGGCGGCCCCATATGATTTTGACAGCTATATGCTGTTTGTGGAGTGGAATAGGGAACCTTCCAAAAAATTCTGGCCGCCGAGACGCAAGACGCTAAAGCCTATTGCCGATGCTATGCAGGCGTTGACTGACGATAAACTGGACCTGCTTGCAATCAGCCTTCCTCCTGGAGCTGGCAAGAGCACTCTGGCCTTCTTTTATCTCACGTTTGAGGGAGGCAGGAATCCAGACCTTCCCATTCTTACGGGATCACACTCAAATTCATGGATTAGAGGGGCTTATGACGAATGTCTGAGGATTATGGACCCTAAAGGTGAATATCTGTGGAATGAAGTGTTTCCCACTGTTCAAATATCCAGTACAAATGCCAAGGATTGCCGTATAGACCTTGGAAGGCGTAAGAGATTTGAAACCTTTGAGTTTACATCAATAGGTACAGGCAATGCCGGTCTCTACAGGGCTGCAAATCTGCTATACTGTGATGACTTGATTTCTTCATTGGAAGTGGCGCTGTCTCCAGATCGTTTGAGTAAATTGTGGGGAATTTATAATACCGACCTACGCCAAAGAAAAATCGGTGATCGGTGTAAGGAGCTGCATATTGCTACGCGCTGGGCAACTGGTGATGTCATATCCCTATTGGAGGATATGTACGATGGCGATGAGAGAGCAAAATTCATATCTATCCCTGCATTGAACGAAAACGATGAGAGCAATTTTGACTATGCTTATGGCGTTGGTTTCAGTACGAAGTTTTACCATGAACAGCGCGACATCATGGATGAAGTGAACTGGAGGGCGTTGTATATGCAGCAGCCCATAGATCGAGAAGGAAGGCTGTATGATCCTGATGAGTTGCGTAGATATTTTGAGCTTCCAGACGCCATACCTGATGCTGTTATCAGTGTTTGCGATACAAAAGATAAAGGCAGTGACGATTGCGTTATGCCTGTAGCTTATGTATATGGGGATAATTACTATATAGAGGATGTCTTGTGCGATAACGGCAAGCCTGAAATTGTTGACGAACTGCTGATCCAGATGCTCATAAAACATAAGGTTCAGATGAGCTGCTTTGAAAGCAATGCCGCTGGTGGCCGTGTTGCACAGACTGTTCAGAATGGCGTAAAAGCGCGTGGCGGCATTACAAAGATCGAGACGAGGTATACCACACAGAATAAAGAAACAAAGATACTCGCCAATTCTCCGTGGGTGAAACAGCACTGTCTATTTAAGGACGATAGTGTAAGCGACAAGAACTATAAAAAGGCTCTAAATAAACTGTGCGGTTATTCTGTTTCCTCTCGGAACAAGCATGATGATGTTGCTGATGCTTTTAGCCAGCTTGCTTTATATGCCGAGAGTATGGGCGGGGCGAAGGTACATGTTATCCAGCGTCCTTTCTGAAAATAGTTTTCAAAACTACTTGACATGGTTATAAGAACGTGATATAATGTAAGTGATAAAATAGAATACATAGATGTATTTATTGATGCGAGATGGATTAACTGATATCCATCTCGCATTTTTTGTAGGAATTTGGTGTAACGGTAGCATGTGCGGCTCCAACCCGCTTGGTAAGGGTTCAAATCCTTTAATTCCTGCTTATATCATTCTGAAAGGAGGTCAACCTGCGGTGCCGAACAACATTGAATCGTATTGGGACAACATTCCTGATGGCGTCCATCCTGTTCTTCCGGCCACTCAGATGTTTGGACGTGTAGAGGTATTGACCGGCGTGGATGAGATCACGCAGGACAACCTCTGGATGGTGCTGAGCGAGTGCCTTGCGGTCCACTGGTTCAATTCGGCGCAGATTGACTACCTTTACCGCTATAACAGGGGCATGCAGCCGATTCTCGGCCGCGTAAAAAAGACGCGGCCTGAGATCAACAACAAGGTTGTCGAGAATCATGCCTCCGAGGTCAGCCAGTTCGTGGCGGCATATTTCATGGGTGAGCCTGTGGTATATGTCCGTCGTGGCGATGATGAGGGTCGTTCAAAGGACATCGAGCTTTTGAATGACTACATGCTATACGAGGATAAGGCTACCCGCGACATGGAAATGGCTACATGGATGGCAATTTGCGGCGTGGGGTATCGCATGGTCCTGCCTGACCCTGATTCGTTTGATGATCCTGACTTTGCTCCGTTTGAGATAGATTCTCCCGATCCGCGTTATACCTTCGTGGCGTACAGTACAGCTTTTGGTCATAAGCGGATGATGGGCGTTCGCATGGTATGGCGGCAGGGCAATGATGGTGAGTTTAGATGGCTGTATTGCGGATATACACAGACGCATTATTTTGAGATATGGGATGGCGCTGATCTTGTGGTGTGGAAACCGCATACACTGCGGGAAATCCCCATTTTCGAGTATCGGCTGAATATGAACATGTTGGGTTCCTTCGAGCCTGCTATTCCCATTCTCAATGCTATCAATACCATTCAGTCAAACCGCGTGGATGGTTTGGAGCAGTTCGTACAGTCTTTCTTGAAGTTCATCAACTGCGACATCGAGGAAGATACGGTTAAACAGCTCCGGCAAATGGGTGCTATCGTCCTGAAATCTGTCAACGGATTAAACTCCGATGTGGACCTTGTGTCCCAGGAATTGAATCAGTCTCAGACGCAGACGTTGGTAGATTACCTGTATGACCAGGTGCTCTATATTTGTGGCCTGCCTACAACTACCAAGGGTGGTGCGTCCACGTCTGATACTGGTCAGGCGGTCCTCTTGCGTGATGGATGGCAGCAGGCGGAGGCCAGAGCGCAAATCACCGAAAAGCTGTACCGCAAGTCAGAACGCGAGTTCCTTCGGCTGGTGCTCAGGATCATGGGCGAGACCCGTGACATTGACCTGAAACTGTCCGCTGTCGAGTGTAAGTTTACCCGCCGTCAGCATGACAATCTCCAGAGCAAGTGCCAGGCGTTGACTTCTCTGTTACAGGCAGGCATACATCCTGAAATCGCCATTGCTACTTCCGGACTGTTCAACGATCCAATGGACGTGTACACGCAGAGCAAGAAATATCTTGAAAAGTGGGAGCCTGTCACCATGCTCATGAATGAGATGCTGACGAGTGGCAATATTCCGATGACTACAGAGGCTCCCGAGGACGAACAGACGGCTACTGGGGAAGAAAACACCGAGGAACCCTCTCCTGAAAGCGAGGAATCCGAGGAGACAGGGCGTGACAATCAGTGACGACGCCTGACATTTTCGGACATGCGGACAGATCGTTGATGATATTGCTCAACTACATGTCCCATGAATTTCAGAATTTCGCCATACTGCCGTTTGACCGGCTCAACATACTGGATGTCCGCGAGCGCGTGAATGCCATGTATAAACGCATGGAAAATATCATTGTGCGTGAATACAACGACATTGCGCTCAAAGTCTATCGTGACGCGGCTATTGAGGCGTCATTGGATGACGATGATTTCCTCCCGTATGATTTTGTCTGGTCGGTATTGAAAGCCTATGATCCCGTAAGTGACTTTGTGTATACACGGGAGTACATACGCAAGAGAGATCGGTTGTTTGAAAGCATCATTGCCACTGAGCTTGGAAATCAGGAGATGCGCAAGAACCTAAAACGCGGACTTGACGTTCTCGCAAACCAAATCAGGCAGTATGCAGACAACATTACGGTCAAGGCCCGCATCAGGGCTTTTAAGAAGGCGAAAGTCAGATATGTACGATGGGTGACCGAGGATGATGAAAAGGTTTGCAAGATTTGTAGACCGAGAGATGGTGTCATTTATCGAATAGAGGATTTTCCGACATTGCCCGCTCATTGGCATTGCCGGTGTCATCCAGAAATAGCTACCGAAGAAGAATACCTTGCCCAACAGGCCGCATGATAAGGAGTGGACCTTTTGTGATTCGCAATATCGTTGAACGTATTGTAGGAAACAAGCGTTATATTGTTTCTGCTGGCCTGTCTACTGACGCCAAGCCCAATGGTGATATTATCACTGGTAGCCGGTTTTGGAAGTAGATACTGGCATTGTATGCGCTTTTGATGAAGTCAGCCAGTCTTGGTATGCACTTGGCAAAGCAAATTACATCTTTGAAAACTGGACTACTGATACTGGTGACAATGTCACTGATTCTGAAAATCAAAACATAGATTTTCGTGTAGGGGACTAAGTTTGTACATTTATTTGTTGTTGTAAACATAAGAGGTGAGGAAGATTGAGCGAAGCATTTAGCACTGTACAGGTGAATCTCATGCACGGTGTTGGTTCGAGCGGTACAGTATGGTCTCGACTTGCTGAGATCAAAGATTTTCCTGATCTCCAGGGCATTATGGAAGGTATCGACAAGACAACCATGTTTGATACTGAGTATACCTACCATGATGGCATAAAAACGAATGAACAGAAGTCCTTCACCTGCAACTACAATGAATCGGATTTCAACGCAATTCATTCTCTTGCAGGCGTTGAAATACCGATTGCGATATGGTTTGGCATTACTACTGATGGGTATAACACCCCTGACGGCAGTCTTGGAAAGTTTGTTGGCCGTGGATATGTCAACGTCTACATAAACGGTGAAGGCGTTAATGAAGTCGTTGATATGACGGTAACCGTGACGCTTTCATATGGTTTCATTGAAGCATGGGACCCGATACTTGTGCCTTGGACGACAAATGACGGAGACACTGTAACGGACAACGCTGGAAACATTATGTATTTTGACATAAGTCACGGCGGTAATAGTAGATAACTGCCGCTATCCTGTTTAGGTGAAATCCGATGGCTATTAGCCATTTGAGATAGCTTGCGGAGATGCAAGCATAAAAAAGCGCATGCCGCCAAAGAAGGCGGGGTATCAAGTATTGCATGTAACATAAGGAGGAAAAACATGAGTTTCGACTGGAACGCTGTTGACGGTTACCGCGAGGATATGACCGCCGAAGAGAAGCTGGCCCTGCTGGAAAACTACAATCCCGGACAGCCTGCCGCTGCGCCCGAACCCGCTCCCGCTGCTGATCCTGCGCCTGAACCTGCCCCGGCTCCTGCACCGAAGCCTGATAAGGCCACTGAGCTGATGAATGAAGTCAAGTGGAAGCGCGAACGCGACAAGCTGACTTCTGAAAACGCGAACCTGAAGCGCCAGCTCCGCTCCCGCATGAGCGAAGAAGAGGCCCGCGAGGCGGACCGCAAGGCCGAGATGGAGGCCCGTGACGCCGAGCTGGAGGCCCTGCGCCGGGACAAGACCCTGAGTAATTACCGTGCGAGTTTCATTGGACGTGGGTTCGAGGAAAGTGCAGCTCAGAAAGCCGCTGAGGCGCTGGCTGATGGTGATGCTGAAACCCTGTTCGATGTTTTGGCGCGGCGCGATCTGAACTGGGAAAAGAATATGCGGGCAAAGATTCTGGCTGAAACGCCGAAGCCTCCCGCCAGTGATCCGAACAGCGAGGAGTTCAAGAAACAGGATCAGGCAAACCTTCGCCGCATGTTTGGACTGCCTCCCACCAAATAACAACCTACAAGGAGGAAAAGAAGTATGCCTTACGCTAACACCATTGCCCTTGCTGAGCGCTATCTGCCCCTGCTGGATGAGGTGTACAAGTACAGCTCCCGCTCCGCCGTTCTGGACAATCCGAACGTTCAGTTCATCGGCGGCAATGCCGTGAAGGTCTTTAAGACCAGCATGGACGGCCTGGGCAACTACAGCCGCAACAACGGCTACGTCAACGGCAACGTGAACGGCACCTGGGAGACCATGACCCTCAGGCAGGACCGTGGCCGTTCCTTCCAGATCGACCGAATGGACAATGAGGAGAGTCTGGACATGGCCTTCGGTACCCTGGCCGGTGAGTTCATCAGGACCAAGGTAGTCCCTATTGCGGCGTAACTTTGGGGACAATGTGAAGTAATTCACATTTAGAAAACTTCCTTAATTGCTGGGACATCCTATAGAGGACAATCAGCAGCCAAGGTATGTGAATTTATAGCGACACCATAGGGGAGGCGCGAAAATGGAAATTTGGAAACCTGTTATCGGATATGAAGGATATTACGAGGTTAGCAGTTGTGGACGTGTGAGAAGCATTGACCATTATGCGAATACTGGAATCTTGCATTCTAATGAGCGATTGGTCAAAGGGCATGTATTAAAGCAAAACAATAAGCGGAACGGGTATCTCACGGTTGATTTATCGAATGGAAACCATGTCAAGACGATACTTGTTCACAAGTTGGTTGCAACAGCTTTTCTTGAAAAGAAGGCTTATCACACGCAAGTGAACCACATCAACTGCGACAAGCACGATAACCGTGTGGAAAACCTTGAATGGTGTACTGGTGAGGAAAATCGCGCACACGCAAAGGCTAATAACCTTTATCATAATCCGAATAAAAAAACGGTGAAATGCAAGCAGACCGGGCAGACGTTTGAAAGTAGCTATAAGGCAGCTGAATGGGTAAACCAAACACGCTATGGTAATTCAAAACAAACAATGAACATTGCTTGCAAAATCCGTTCTGTATGTACTGGTAAGCAAAGAAGTGCTTATGGGTATACATGGGAACAGGTTTAAGAAATCACATACAAGGTTCATCGACTATCCCGTAACGGGAGTAGAGGCAAGCGCCTCGAAATGGGAAGCCCCGCGTAAAGCGGGTGGTGATATAGTCACAACTTCTACAGCAATGTAGAGCAGTAATGAAACGAATGCAGATTAGCGACCTGCATTGAAGATATTGGAAAATGACGCCTACACCTTCGCCAAGCTGTGCGGTGCTACTGGCATCCAGAAGGCCACCGCTGCGGACATCACCCCCGGCACTACTGATGTTCCTGGCCTGATCGACACCGCCACCAAGGCGATGAACGAGGCTGAGGTTCCCGAGGAAGGCCGTCTGCTGTTCATCTCCGAGACTGCCTATGAGGGCCTGAAGAACAAGATCGCCCGCTTCACCGAGAACGGCGAGCGCAACATCTACAACGGCATCGAGGCGTACAACGGCATGCGTGTGATTCGCGTACCGCAGACCCGCTTCTACACCGCTATCACCCAGTACGACGGCACCACTTCCGGTCAGGAGGCTGGCGGCTACATCGGCACTTCCGGCGCGTTCCCCATCAACTTCCTGATGGTCCATCCCAGCGCCATCCTGAAGGTCATGAAGCATGTCCTGCCCCGTATCTTCACCCCCGACATCAACCAGGCTGCTGATGCGTGGAAGTTCGACTATAGGGCCTACTGGGATACGTTCGTGTATCAGAACAAGGCCCAGGGCATCTATCTGCACAACGCGGCTACCGCTCTGACCTAATCGGAGGACAATGCGATGGCTGTGATGCAGACACCGCAGGGCCTGGTAATTGGGCTGATTCCCGAAAAGTATCAGCCCAAATCCAAGCCCGTTGCGGAAAAAGACCCCGCGACCGAGGATAAGGTTGAAGCGGCCGCCAAGAAGCCGGGCAGACCCCCGAAGAAGTAATCGCAGTAAAGGAGGGTAGGACGATATGAGTATGACCATAGAGGAAAAGCTGGCAATGGTCAAAGCGATTCTTCGCGTTGACGATTCATCCGAAGATGCGCTCATTACGACCTACCTTACCTTTGCTGCACGGGAAATATTGGGCTGGCGATATTCCAATGCCAATCCTGACAATGTGCCTACGGAAGTGCCTGCTGAATATGAGATGACGCAGGTGATGTCTGTAATTGCCGGATATACTCAGAGCGGTGTAGAAAGCCAAATTCTGAGTATTGAGAATGGAATACACAGACATTTCAAGTACGCCGACATGATGGAATATATTCGCAATAATGTTATTCCAATTGCAGGTGTCATAAGGAGCGTGGTTGATAGTGGGCAAGGTTAAGGACCTTACCGGACAGCGCTTTGGTTTGCTTACCGCTATTGAGCTTTCTGGAAAGGCAAAAAACGGTAACATGCTTTGGAAGTGTTACTGTGATTGTGGAAACACAACTGTAGTTTTTTCAACAAGTCTCGTACAAGGTACCACGAAAAGCTGTGGGTGTTATAAAAAGCTACGCACTTCCGAAGTAAAACATCGGCATGGGGGAACTGGTACACGTCTTTACAGGATATGGACCGGAATGCTTTCAAGATGCAAAACGAATCGTCCAAAATTTGTTGCCACTTATGTGTCGCGCAACATTACTGTTTGCGATGAATGGAAAGATTACCAAGCTTTTCATGATTGGGCAATAAGCAATGGCTACCGCGATGATCTTACCATAGATCGTATAGATGTAAATGGCAACTATGAACCCAACAACTGCCGGTGGGTTACTCAGAAAGTCCAGCAAAACAACCGCTCCAACAATCACCTCATTACTTTTAATGGCAAAACACAGACTATGTCTCAGTGGGCGGATGAGCTTGGTATGCGTGCTATGGCCCTCCAACATAGGATTATGCGCGGTTGGACTGTTGAACAGGCTTTAACCATTCCGATTGGAGGCAGGCGATGAGGACAGCGAACCGTAACAAGCAGCCTTTCTGGTATGCGCTGTATGATGAAACGGCTGAGGGTTATGACGAATATGGCAATCAGAACAGCACTCATCCGACATATGGCAACCCCATAAAGGCTTATGCCAATATATCGCCTGCCCGTGGTGACGTTGCTGCCCGCCAGTTTGGTGACGACGATCAGTATGATAAGGAAGTGCTTCTTGAGAACAGAGACACACCTATCAACGAGTATGCGGTGCTGTGGATTGATACAGTGCCGCAGCTTGATGAGAACGGCGCGTTAGTCAGGAATGATAACGGCCAGATCGTTACACCGTGGGACTACATCGTCAAAAAGGTTGGGCGCGGCCTTCCAATCTTTGGCAGTACTATTCTTGCAGTAAGCAAGGTGAGCGTCTCATGAGCAGGACAATCAAACTCGGCTTTGACAGCGCCAGCATAACGAGAGCATTGCAAGAACTGCAAGGGTATCAGCTTTGGCTTCGTGAGAAGGCAGATAAACTGGCAATCGAATTGACGCTCAGAGGGCTTGATTATGTGGCAATGCACTTCGAAAGTGCGTACTACAAAGGCCCACGCGATGACATCAGCTATGATGTTGAGGACAGGGGCGATGGCGTCTATGCGATTGTTGTAAACGGAGAGACTGCCGTCATAATTGAATTTGGCGCGGGTGTTACACGCGGTTACGGCCATCCGCAGGCAGAGGAGTTTGGGTTCGGACCTGGCACATATCCAGGCCAAACTCATGCCATGGATCCCAATGGCTGGTATCTCCCAAGGTCTGCTGGCGGCGGACATACGGATGGCAACCCTCCAAGTATGTCTATGTACAATACCGCAAAAACGCTGCGTGAAGAACTTGCGAACGTTGCGAGGGAGGTGTTCGGCAAGTGATTTCGCCGGAGAATCCTTTATTTACTATGGTCGCAAAAGCAACACGCGATGCTTTCCCGGGCGTTTTTGTAACAGGAGAATATGTCAGTCAACCACCTGCCTTTCCTGCTGTACATATTGAGGAATTTGACAACTTCCCCGTTCGCTCCACACAAACCAATGTCAGTCTTGAAAACACTGTACAGGTTGTGTATGAGGTCAATGTGTACAGCAATTTAACTGGCAGAAAGAAGGCTCAGTGCAAAGCCATCGCTGCTTTTATTGACTCAAAGTTCATGGAGTTGGGGTTTACGCGGATTCTGTTAAAACCTGTACAAAACATGAACGACGCAACAATCTACCGCATGTATGGGCGATACCGTGGTGAGGTCGCCAAGGATGCGGATGAGAACTACCTTGTATACAGGAGGTAATGAGACATGTCCCAAGCAATCTCTACGTTCCAGGCCAATCTCATGCAGGGCACGGGTTCTGGCACTGTCAACTGGACGCAGCTCGTCGAGATCAAGGACTTTCCTGATCTTTGGGGTGCTCCCGAAGCTCTGGACAAGACCACGACATCTGATCCGATGTTCACCTACATCGAGGGTATCAAGGCCAACGAGCAGAAGTCCTTCACCTGCAACTACAACGCTGCCGACTTTGCCAAGATCAAGGCGCTGGAGGGTCAGGAAACCCCCATTGCAATTTGGTTTGGCGCGTCCAAGAGCGGCACTTCCTATACCCCGGATGGCAGCCTGGGCAAGTTCCAGGGCAAGGCGTTCTTGAACGTCTTTGTCAACGGCGGTGCTGTCAACGAAGTGGTCAATATGACCGTAACTGCGACCATGACCGAAGGCTTTGAACCTGTCAGCGATTAATAACGCTGGAATTGTAGGCAGGAGGTTAATTTCCAGGTTAAACTCCTGCCTGCTCTCAAATGAGATGAAAAACGAAAGGAAATATCAAGTATGAGCAAGCAGATTAGCTTTGAATACAAGGGCAAGCCGTATTGCCTTGAATATACACGCGCTTCTGTCAAGTACATGGAGCAAAATATGGGGTTCAACCCCAATGACATTCAGGACAAGTTGATGACGCGCCTGCCGCAGATGTTCCGTGGCGCTTTCATCGCCCATCATCCCGACATCAAGAACAAGGTCGTCGAGGCTATCTATGACACCATGGACGACAAGACCAGCCTGTTCAAGTGCCTGTTTGAGATGTACAACGATCCCTACAATGAGATGCTGGAGTCTCCCAAGGGTGACAAGGGAAACGTAGTGACATGGACGGCGAACTGGAATATGGAGGACGAGGATTAATCGAGGATCAGCCGTCCGAAACTGAACAATCAAAAACGTATAAGAGCTATTCGGAGGTCTTTGACGCCGCTTTCCCCGAGTATCTTGCGATGGGCATGACGTATGACCTTTACTGGCATGGAGATGCTTCGCTGGTCAAAGCCTTCCGTAAAGCGAAAAAAATCAGGCGAGAAGAAAAAAACTTTGAACTATGGCTTCAAGGGAAATACATTTACGAAGCCATTGGAGCGCTTGCACCCATTCTGAGGACTTCTTTAAGCAAAACTCCGGCGAAGGCTGAAAAATACGTCAGTAAGCCATATCCGCTTGACGGGGATGCGGCGAAGAAGGCCATAGAGAACGCACAGAAAGCGCGTATGATGGGCGCTTTGGAGAGATTCAAACGCGAAGCCGAAACAAAGCGGCTTAAACGATTACAGCAGGAAAAGGAGGCGAGAGAAAAAAATGGCGAATGAAGGCACGAATGAAGTCAATATTGATCGGCTGTCAATAGAAGTCAGTGCAAACGCTGAGCCCGCCGCAAAAAGTATCGGTGACCTCGCCTCCGCTGTAAGGAAATTCAATTCTGAAATTGCGAAAAGCAAGGGCTTTGGAGGACTTGTTACTCTTGCGAACGTCTCCAAGACTGCATCGGACAATATGCAGGACGCTCCGAACAGGCTGCGCGATCTTGCAAATGCTCTGATCCAGATTTCCAACAGCACTAAGGGACTGAAAATACCATCCGACCTGACTAAGGGCCTTTCTGAAATCGGGACTGCCGTAAAGTCTATCAGCGCAAATATCGGTCAGCGTATGCAGTCTCTTGCGTCTGGTCTGTCTGCGCTTCGGGACGCGGGGGAAGTGCGGATTTCCAATTCCATTGGAACTGGCATTAACGCCATCAATGATGCGCTGGCGAAACTGAATGTCAATAATCTGTCACGCATTGACAGGTTTGTTGAGAGTGTTCGTCAACTGGAAGGCATCAACGGTCTTACTATATCCGCAAGTTTGGCTCGTGAGATCACGAACATTGCTGAGGCTGCGGAATTGATCAGCGATGTGGATTTCACTCCGCTTCGAGATATGGGCAATGCCGTTGCTCATCTTGCGGTTGCGAACGATGTCCGCATCAGCAATCGTCTGGCCGAAAACATCGTCAACCTCAGCGTTGCCGCTCAGGAAGTTCAGGGAACGGATTGGACTGAGTTTGAACGTATGGCAGAGGGCCTGCGCCATCTTGAAGGGCTTGGGCAGATTCGCATACCGAAAATACGTCCCACACAGCAGCACGTCAAACAGCGCAAGGACAGCGCCCAAAAGGTGCGTGACGCCAGCGCTACGCAAAATGGTGGAGGGATTGCTAACGCCACTGATGCTGCTGAGCGGGCTGCTGTTAATGTCGAACGTCTGCGTGGTACACTGAAAAACGCCAATGATGTGCGTGCGTTTGTGAACGCCAACAGAGATACTGACATTCTTGCTGTGAGGCTGGCTGCGGCGAGGGATCGCTTACAGGACCTCATTAATACAGGCGAAGGAGAACTAAATCTGAACGCCATTGCCAACGCAACTGAACAAGTAAAGAAGCTTGAACGGGAGCTTGAAAATGCCCGGCACAGCTCTGTGCGTTTTGCCGAACAATTTGGCGGTGGCTTTGCCAAGGGTGCTGGAATTAGGGGGCTGGTCAGCCAAATTCAGCAGGTATTCTCATCTCCCGGCAATGCCATTGGGTTTGGCCTTGGCGTAGCTGTGAGGTTTACGGTGACACAAATAGGTCATCTCACCTCCGCGCTGAAAAATGTCGGTATCAAGGCATTTACAACAGGCGTGAACGCGCTAAAGACTGCCCTGAACGGCATAGGCTCTGCGGCCATGGCTGCTGGCAAGGGCCTGGTTTCGCTTGGCAAAATGGGAGCGAGTGGCCTTGCCAGCATTGCAAATATCGAGTTCAAGAGCATTATGTCATTGCCTTCGCTGTTTGCCAACAACCTGAAAGATAGGATTGCCGGTGTTGCAAAAAGCATCAGCGGATTTGTACGTTCGCTGGGACGCATTGCTTTTTACAGGGCAATTCGTACTGCGATCAAGGAAGTTACCAAGGCGTTTACTGATGGTATTGGCAATCTGTATCAGTGGAGTTTGCTGGTAGATCACACCTTTGCAAAGAGCATGGACAAGATTGCAACCTACATGCAGTATCTCAAAAACAGCCTGGGTGCAATGGTGGCTCCCATCATCAACACGCTTGCGCCAGCCATTGATTTTGTGGTGGATAAGTTTGTTGACGGTATCAACCTTGTGAACCAGTTCCTTGCGGCGATTACCGGCAGCGACACCTATACTGCCGCGAAAAAGGTTGCGACGGAATGGGCTGAGAATGAGACCGAGAAGGCCAACAAGAATCTGAAAGAGCTGAAAAAGACCATCCTTGGCTTCGATGAGCTGAATATTCTTAACAGGGACACTCGCACGGACGAGCAGAAAAATGGCAAGGAGGTTCCTGACTATCGTTCGATGTTTGAAACCCGGAAAGTCGAAAATGACATTTCCGATTTCGCCAGGAAGATTCGTGAAGCGTTTGAGAACGGCGAATGGGCCAGTCTCGGCGGGATGTTTGCCGACAAGTTTAATGCCTTGGTGGATGGTATTGACTGGCCGGGTCTTGGAAAAAAGCTCGGTGACGGCCTGAATGGTCTCGCTGGTATTTACAACGGATTCATGGATGGAGTGGATTGGGTTGGCCTTGGCGATAGTTTTGCTGATGGTCTTAATAGTCTTATTGAGACTGTAAATTGGCGCGAGCTGGGACGTTCGCTCACACAGCACATTGATGCTCTGTTTGGCGTGATAGCCGGGTTTGTCGAGAAGTTTGACTGGGTAAAGGCAGGTAAAGCCCTTGCCGATGCTGTCTATGGCATGTTTGACGGCATTGACTGGGATCAGGTCGGGACAGCGATAGGCAAAGCACTGACTGGCCTCGGAGGAGCGCTACTCAGTTTTGCGGTAAACTTTCCGTGGGTTGAGGTCGGAACCAGGCTTGGAAATGGAGCGAACAAACTGTTTGAAAATATCAACTGGGAGACTATTGCCAACGGTCTGCTTGGTGCTTTCAATGGTGCTTTGGATTCACTACTGACTTTCATAAGCACTTTTAAGTGGACAAAGCACGGACAAGAGTTTGCAAAAGGCATTTTAAGGATCGTTGAGTATTTCCCGACTGCAAAAATGGTTGAATCCATTACATCTGCGCTTACTGGTGTCATGGACTTTATCCTTCCTACAATTACGGACCCTGAGTTTTGGGATGGTATCGGTGCTCAGTTCAAATCCGCAGTAAGTAAACTGTTCTTGCAGAGCAATCAGTTCTGGAGCACTCTTGGCGATACCGTACTGTCGCTATTCAAGGGCGCTTTGCGGTCCATTACGAAGTTTGCCAGTGAATTTGAGTGGGGGGAAGCAGGAAAGAAATTTGGCAATGCCATCTTTAAGATCGTTGACAACTTCCCGCTTAATGAGCTGGGAACTGCCTTGGAAACGCTCATGGAAGGCGCGTTTGACTTTGTGAATAACATGCTTGGGGAAGAAAACTCACAGATGTTCACAAAGTTCGGGGATAGGCTTGCCACGTTCTTCAATAATGCCTTTAGCAATAAGACGCTTTTTACCAAGGCTGGCGAAGCAGCCAACAAACTACTGCTTGGCATTTTGTCAATCGGAGATTCATTTGTCCGTGGTTTTAACGCCAAAGAGGCCGGTGACAGCATTGCGAGGGCATTGGACAAGATTAATTGGAATACGATTGCCAGCACTACGTGGGTGCTTATAAAAGAAGCATTTAAGAAAACCGGAGACTTTCTTGATGCGCTGTTTGGAGATGGAACCCGGGTAGAATATGATTCAATGCTGCGCATGAATCGTATTATCAAAGATGATCGCAGTCTTGGTACGAAGATTGGAGCAAGGATTTCTGCTGCTATTGGGAGTATTGACTGGAAACAGTTTGGCGCAGATATAGGTAAGGGCGCAAGGGCACTCTTTAGTGCAATAGCAGATTTCTTTAACAAGCTCAGGGACGAAGGCGAGGTCCGAACTGCGATTACGAATTTCTTCGCAGGGCTAAAAGTTCGTGAAACGGTTGACGCTGCTATCAGTGCGCTCGGTTCATTCTTTTCGTTTTTTGCCGATGCCTTTAGAGATTCTTTATTGGAAGCACTTATTAATGCGTTGAATGGTGTAATAGGCAAAGCGTTGATAGGCAAAGAGAACTACGACGCCCTCGTTTCGGGGAATGTGGATGAAGGCTTAACCGGAACTGTGTTAAGAGCTCTTATGGGACCTGTGTATGATATGATCGGCAACATCGGTAAAGCAGGCGGTGTATTATTCGGCGGCCTGTTTGGTGGAGGTTCGGCTCTTGCCGAAGGTGAAGGCCAGGGGTTTACATTTGACACAAACTCCATTACCAACATGTTCATTCAGCCTGGAGGTATTCATGATGCTTTTGAACAAGGCTGGTCGTCCATCAACGCAATGACAAAAACGTGGATGGAAACCATACAGGGTACGATCTCTCAATCCATTCAGGGAATGGTTACACTGGTTCTGCAACCCTTGAACAACCTGACTGAAATCGGCATTCCTGGGATTCTACTCAGAATCAACGCTACTGTCACGACGGGGCTTAATGCCATTCAGCAGGCAGTTTCAGGCGAAGGCGGTATGCAGGGGCTTGTCACGCTGGTGTTGCAGCCTTTGAACAACCTGGCTGACGTTGGTGTTCCCAATAAAATAAACAGCATTGTTGGTACATTTACAAGTGGCTGGGGAAACATCAACTCTGCGACTGCAACCGCTATGACGCTGCTGCAAACCACGATAATGACGGCCCTTAGCAATCTGTCGAATGTTGGAATCCCGACGAAGATGTCCAGTTTTAGCACAACCATTACAAGTGGTTGGAATGCAATAAACTCTGCGACTGCAACCGCTATGACGCTGTTCCAGAGTACCATACTGACTGCGCTGACTAACCTCGCAAGTGTCGGTTTTCCCACGAAAATGTCCAGTTTCCTTACTACGGTCAGCACGGGGTGGACATCTATAAACTCCAACACCGCTACATCCATGACGCAGTTCCAGAGTGTTATCATGCAGGCGATGAACAACCTGAGCAATGTTGGGATTCCGAACACGATGCGATCAATCTCATCGACGTTCTCAAATGGGTTTTACAGCATCAGCGCTGGTGTGGCTACAACCATGACACAAGTGCAAAGCAGCGTTTTGCAAGCGTTGACAAACATTGAGAACGTGCTGCCCGGGCGATTCAGGAACATGGTCAACAGCATCATCAGCGTATCAAACGGCATGATTGGTGGCGTTGAAAGCGCAACAAACAGCGTTGTCAATGGACTGAATAATGCTCTCCAGGTCCACTTGCGGTTTGACAAACCGTCATGGGCTGGCGGCGGGACTTACACTTGGGACTTTTATCCGAATCTGCCTCATGTGAATTTCGGGAGGATCAACGCGCTTGCCGAAGGCGGCATATTGGACGGCCCTATAATGCTGACACCCGATGTGCTTGCTGGAGAAGCCGGACGTGAGGCTGTGCTGCCGCTTGAAAGCCATACCGAGTGGATGGATGAAGTGGCCGAAAGGGTGTTGGCACAATCCGCCGAAAATGGGATTTCGCTGGCAACGAGCTATGACATTGGCGACTACGAGTACGAGCAAAACAGCGAACAGGAGCTTGCACTTTTGCGTGAACAAAACCGTCTGCTGCAACAGTTGATCGACAAGGATTACAACTTTGAGATCACTACAGGGCAGTACGAAAAGGCGCAGCGCCGCACAAACCGCAGGGCCGGGAAAATGATCATTGCTACCGGCACCTAAGATTTAACGAGGAGGGACAGGGCAAATGCCAAACCAGGCCTACAATCCTATTCAGAGTGTGGACGGGGTGGCTGTGCCCTGTCCCTCCAAATATGACTGGAAACTGAGCGATGTTTCTGACGGCGATGCCGGGCGTACAGAGGACGCATTGATGCACAAGATGGAAGTCGCTCAAAAGGTACACATTGAACTGGAATGGAAGAACATACTGGATGGTCCTGCAAGCGCGATTCTCCGGGCATTTAACCCTGAATATATCATAGTCAACTACTACGACTATAAAGCAATGGGATTTCAGACAAAGACCTTCTATGTGGGTGACAGACAGGTTACCACATACAGCCGATTGCTTGGAATATCCACGGTTTCATTCAACATTATTGAGCGATAAAGGCGGCGAATCGCAGTCATGTACCCGATCACAAATGCAGTAAAGGCGCTGTTTGACGCGGAGCAACGACAGGTGCTTCGCATTACCGGCGCGGACAGGAACGGCAACGCCATTTATCTTACCGAGGCGAACGTCATGGAGGGCGGCTTCAACATTGACCGCTACTCCTGCAATGGCTCCAAACTTGAAATCGGCACGGCGATTGCCGCCGAAATGACCATCAAACTTGACAACCGCCAGGGCCAGTTTGACAACGTTACCTTTGAAGGTGCTGAGCTGTTTGTAGAGGTTGGTATTGCCGACTGGACGAAAGCGAACCCGGTTGTGAACTATATCCCCTGCGGATATTTTACGCCGGATGAACAGCCCAGGCGATTGAGCACCATATCGCTCAATGCGCTTGACCGTATGACGAGGTTTGACGATGTTCAGCCCTCCATGCTCCCCTGGACGGACAACCTTGGCAACAGGATCACCGATAACCGCAACAATGTCATCTATTTTGCCGCAGTGCTTGACTTCCCGGCTACGATAGAAAGCCTTGTGAAGCAGCTTTGCGACATTTGCGCTGTACCCCTTGCCACTGACCTGACATCCATGCCGAACTATGATTATATCATTACCGGGCTGCCTGACGTTCAGGGCAATATTACGGCACGAAATATGATCCAGTGGTGTGCTGGTATTATGGCCTCCAATGCGTGGATCGACTGGGACGGCAAACTGCGTTTTTCCTGGTACGACAATGAGACGGGCTATACCTTAACGACTGCAAACCGTTATGACAGCGATCTATACGAGAATGACATCGTTGTTACGGGCGTGCAGTGGGTCGATACGAACGACAACAACACAGTTTACCTGTCTGGAACAGGCGAGTATGTGCTGGATATGTCAGACAATGCGCTGATTGACAGCTCCATGGCTAATGATGTCCTGAACGATGTCTACAATGTCATACACAGCTTTGCCTATCGTCCGTTTAATGCGACGGTGGTTCCCGCGCCCTATCTGTGGCCGATGGACAGGATTACGTTTACGGACAAAAACGGCGGCGGGCATGTGAGCCTGTTGACGAATGTCAACTTTACCATCAATGGTACGACTGTCATCGCGGCCAACGGCGAGACGGCTCAGACGAGCGGCATGGCGATGCCCAGCGGCTTTACGTCAGAGCAACTGCAAATCCTGCGCAAAATCCGCCGCACGAATGCCGCCGATCTGAATACGGCCATCGACAATGCGACAAAGCTGATTACGGGTGCGGATGGCGGCTATGTCCGGTTCATCTATGATGAAAACGACATACTGACAGAGATCGTTATACTGGACACCAACGACCTTACAACCGCGACAAAGGTCTGGCGGTTTAACAGCGGTGGCCTTGGCTACAGCAGCAATGGCTATGCGGGTCCGTACAAGCTGGCTATGACGCAGGATGGGGCCATTGTTGCGGACTTTATCACGACGGGCATAATGAGTGCGAACGTGGTCCGCGCCGGACTGCTGACGGATGCCACTGGCAAAAACCTATGGGACCTTGACCGGGGAATATTCAGGCTGGCCGGAAACTCAGAGTTGGACGGGCGTCCCCTTACCCAGCTTTTGAGTGACATTGACGCAACAATTACCAGTGTTGATGTCGAGTTTGCACAGAATCAGAGCCAAACGGTTGCGCCTACGGATGGATGGTCTACAGACGCCCCTTCCTGGGCGGCGAACTATTATATCTGGCAGAGAACCAAGACGGTCACGCCTTCTGGAGTAAACTACAGTGAACCCGTCTGCATCAGCGGCAGGGACGGCAGCGAGAGCACGCCTGGTTTGAATCAGGCTACGATCTATCTCTACCAGAGATCAGACGTTCCCCCCGCAAAGCCAACTGTCAGGGCGCTCTACACCTTTGTCAACGGCACGTTGTCGCCTATACCGTCTGGATGGTCTCGCAGTATACAGACCGGTTCCGCTCCGTGCTGGGTGACAACTGCAATGGCGATCTCTACCGATACTGAGGATTATATCGAGCCGGGAGATTGGGCAGAGCCTGCCATTTTTGCCGAGAATGGCGGTGACGGCAGCAGCATTGACAATATCGTGAACTACTATGCTGTCAGCGATACCACAAACCCGCCCGCTGATTCTGAGTTCTGGACGCCCGGTGTTCCCGCGCTTTGGACGGATAACTATGGCAATGTCATTACGGCTGGCGCAAGCGGCAACATCGAGTTCATGCCGCCTGCCGTGCCCCTACCTACTCAGACAGACAGGTATGTTTGGCAATATCAGTTGACGACCTACACGGACGGCACAAGCACGAAGTCCAACAAGTATATCAGCTCCATCCTTGGCGATGCCGGTGTCGGTATCAGTCAGATCGTAGAGGAATACTATCTTTCCGCAAGCAACACGGAACAGGTCTTTGGTGAGTGGTCCACGGAACAGCCTGAATGGGTGAGCGGATATTACATCTGGACGCGGACGGTCATAACGTGGACGGATAACAAGGTCACTACCACTGATCCCGTGCTGGCCCAGGCCATCAACCTCGCCAACGAGAATGCTGACGGTGCTGTCAACCTTGCCAACAAGGCCATAGACAACACCAACAATCTTGACGCGAGTCTGAATCAGGCGGGCGTGTTTAACCGGCTGACCAACAACGGCGCTGTTCGCGGTATTTTCCTTGAAAATAATCAGATGTACGTCAACGCTGATTACATCAAGGGCGGCACGATTGACGCGGCGCTGATCGCGGCTGGCAGTATTATCATCAGTCAGTTAAGTGATAGCGCACAAAGCGCCCTTCTGATCGGCGCTACGGTCAAGATGCAGTATTACCTCAGCACAAGCCCCACAAAGGCTGAGGGAGGCAGTTGGTCAGATTCGGTTCCTGCATGGAGCACGAACAAGTATGTCTGGACAAAGACCGTAACGACCAAGAAGTATGCGGATAATACTGAAATATCGACTGATTCCAGTGCGGTTTATGACCGGAACCTGACCGCTGCCCTGAGCACGGCTACGTCGGCCTCCAGCAAGGCTACTGCGGCTGAAACGGCGGCAGGGCAGGCTCAAAACACTGCCAACGCGAAGATCACGACCTTCTATCAGCCGGACGCTCCCACGGCCCAAACGATAGGCGATTTGTGGATTGAAACCGATGCCGGAAACAAGCTGTGGCGATGGAATGGAAGTACGTGGGTTGACGTTCAGGATGACGCGATCCAAACAGCGTTGTCGAAGGCTGGCGATGCACAGTCTACGGCAGACAAGAAGATTGTCACCTTCGCACAAACCTCACAGCCTGCTGCGACGGATGTTGGTGATCTATGGATAGATACTGCGCACGGAAATAAACTGTCTCGCTGGAATGGTACGAAATGGGAAGATGTTCAGGACACGGCTATTGCTGCTGCCGCAAGTCTTGCCGGGCAGGCGAAAACTGCGGCGAATAGCGCCATCGTTTCCACTGTTTCAGTGTATTATCGTTCTACAACAAATACTGCACCAACTATTGATGGCACTACAAGTATCAAAACTGCGGCAAATACATCGGATGTATGGACGTATGTCATGCCAAGGCCCAAGAATGGATGCTACTTCTTTACTTGTGAACGCTATCAGTTTGTGGATAACAGCGTGGCGTTTTCGACGGTGAGAAGCCTTGCCAATGCGACTTATACTTCCGTGTGGTGCTCCGCAAATAACGCAAGTTACATCGACGGTGCCCACATCTACGCTGGTTCCGTCACTGCGGCCCAAATTGCCGCTGGTACATTAACTGTTGCCAAGTTGGATGAAGATGCACAAAAGACGCTTATGTCCAGCGCGAAAAGCTGGACGGAGTATTACCTGAGTACATCTCCTACTCAGGCTACTGGTGGCACATGGTCTGATGAAGTTCCTAAGATATGGACCAGTGGAAAGTACGTCTGGACAAGGGTTGCCACGCAGTTGACCAAAGCAGATGGGATAGCTGATACAAACATTATCTATTCTACTGCGGTCTACGACTGGAATGTGACGCAAGCCCTGAGTACAGCTTCCAGCGCGTCAAGCGCCGCGAATACGGCACAAAACACAGCTAACAGTGCGATCTTCCGCGAGCAGATCATATACAGGAGCAGGACAAACGCTACATCGCTGAATGTAAATACTACGTGGGTAACGAACGTAACTGGCAATCAAAACGTATGGACTACCACACGCCCGGTCTATGATTCCTCTTATCCTGTGCTTTTTGTCGCTGTCCAGCGGCAGACCATGGCTCAGTGGAACAACGGACAGGGGACGACCTGCTCCTGCACTGCGCCGGTGGTTGATCAGACTACGACGGTGATTGATGGCGGACATATCATTACAGGAAGCATCGACGCCGGAAAGATAAACGCGCAAGACCTGAAGGTCAGCGCGGCAAACATTACTGGAACATTGACGATTGGCCAGTTGCCGAGTGATGTTGCGGTTGAATCTGATATTCCGGGAAAGGTCAGCGATCTCACTAATGATAGTGGTTATCAGACTGCTTCCCAGGTAACTACGATTGTTGACGGAAAGATTAGAGCTATTTCAATCAGCGCAGATCAAATCGGAGCTGGCACGATCAACGGCAGTTTGGTCAAAGCAAAGCTGTTGAATATCGTCGATGCGAGTAACAACGACGTTATGGCTTTTACCTCGGATGCTATCGTCATTGGTAAAACAACTGACGTTCATATGCAGCTTGACTACAATTCGATGGAGCTGTTTGATAAAAGCGGAACGTTGGCGTTGACTATTGGCGATATGCGTGATACCTCTGGCAGGGCAAATGTGTCAGAATTATTTATCGGAAATGGACGTGATGATTCTTTTACCGTAAGTGGTTCCGTTTCAAGTGTTAATAGTGTAATAAGAGATGGCTCTACGACGACTTCTTATACCAGAAGTGGCAAAACGTTTACCTTTTCTACGACACCGGCAGATGGTGTAGAAATCGTTATAAACTACAAGACTACGGACTCTATTTATCACTTTAATTATGGAACCATGCGATCCTCTGCTTCGATTGCTGGCAACTGGTCGTTTACGTCAGGCGAAGCATTGGAAGCATCAGGTTTTGCAAGCCTTGCACAAGGTGAAGCAAATATAGCGAAAGGCAGGAGTAGCCATGCGGAAGGGGCTTACACTACTGCCACTGGACATGCCTCTCATGCAGAAGGATTTAACACAAACGCGAGAGGCGATTACAGCCATGCGGAGGGTGGCTATACAGTTGCAGACGCATATTGCCATGCGGATGGATATAACACGCGTGCGCAGGGCGATTACAGCCATGCGGAAGGGGTCAATGCGGTTGCGATTGGCGAAGGCACTCATGCAGAGGGACTTGATACAAATGCGGGCGGACATTATAGCCACGCAGAGGGGTATAAGACATCGGCTTCAGGCGACTACAGCCACGCCGAAGGTGATAATACTTTAGTAAACACGACTGGCGGACACGCCGAAGGATATAGCACATATACTTATGGCCGTTATGCACATGCCGAGGGGTATGAAACAAATGCAAGCGGTGACTATAGCCACGCAGAGGGGTATCAAACAACCGCGAATGCCGGACATGCAGAAGGGGTTGGTACGACTTCCACTGTTAGAGCCCATCATGTATGTGGTCGATGGAATATTATCGACGCAAGCGGAGAGTTTATTGAGATAGTTGGCGGTGGAACTGGCGATAATTCGAGGCGCAACCTTCGTACCCTCAAAACTACTGGCAACGAGTGGATCGGCGGTATCCTCACCCAAGCCTCCGATGCCCGCTTAAAAACCGAAGCCGGGGAAGTGCCTGACGTTTCCGATATTCCCGCCCGGTGCTTCAAATGGAACGACAAAAAGGGCGCACACGACGATAAGCTGCACCTTGGCTACTTTGCACAGGATGTTGAAAAAGTTGCTCCGTATCTGGTTGAGGATGACGCCATGGGGTACAAGTCCCTGGACTACATTGGCTTTCTGGTCGCTAAAATAGCGAGCCTTGAAAAGCGCGTTGCTGAACTTGAAGCACGCGAATAAACAATTTGTTTAAGGAGGAAAGAACACTATGCAGATTACATCTCTGCCCGCAACGAGCACCCTTGGCGACAACGACGTACTGGCCGTTGAAGTCAATGGCGTTACCTACAAGATCACTGGCGCTACTCTTGCGGCTGCGCTCCAGAGCATCGGTTCTCCGCTGGCTGCCGACAAGGGCGGCACTGGCCTGACGGCAAGCCCTTCTCTGCTGACGAACCTTTCCAGCTCCAGCGCCGCGAATATTCTTGCGGCTTCCCCGCGCCCCGGCGTGACCGGAGTTCTACCGCTGGGCAACGGCGGCCTTGGCAAGGACTTCTCCGCAGCAGCCTCAGTCGCAGGATTCCACAATTCCATCTTCCGGGGGAAAAACCTGGGCACGTCCCTCACCACGGCGCAGTCCGCGCAGATCACGGCGGGAACCTTCGACGACATGTTCATCGGGGACTACTGGGTCATCAATGGCGTCACCTGGCGCATTGCAGACTTCGATCCCTACTACCGCTGCGGCGACAGCGCCAGCCTGGGCCATCACATCGCCGTCGTCCCGGACAACAACCTTTATTCCACCAAGTGGAATGAGACGAACGACACTTCTACCGGCTATGTCGGCTCCGCCATTCGCGCCAACATCAAGGCCACATCCGCGTCTGATGCCGGTGCGGAAGAAAAAGTCATCGCTGCGTTTGGCGATGCGCACGTTCTTGCATACCGTGCCGAGTACCCCACGACCTATGCGGATGGCGCGGCTACCGGCTGGGCTTGGACGGATGCCCGCGTTGAACTGATGAACGAGGTTGAGGTTTACGGCTGCAACGTGTGGAGCAGCATGCCCGGCTACGAAACCGGCATTAACAAGCGTCAGCTTTCGCTTTTCCGTCTGGCACCGCAGTTCATCAACATCCGTGCCAACTGGTGGCTTCGGAGCGTCAGGTCCGCTACCGACGCCTGCCATGTCAACAACACCGGCTACGCCTCCTCCAACAGTGCGTCCTACTCCCTTGGTGTCCGCCCGCTTTCCTTGATCCACTAATCCTGCCGCCTGTGGCGGCATAACCGAAGCCATGAAGGGAGGGTAGCTGAATGAGCGGTGTACATAAAAGTGAACGTGGCGAAAGCAAATTTGAAGTTCTGGACCATGCCATTATTCTGAAAAACATGATCCGCGAGCTGAGCATATTGCGGAACTATGGCTATAAGGTACGCACGAGCAAGACGCCCAAGAACTTTGAGGCCTGGAGCGAAGCCAGCAAGGAACGCTGGAAGCAAAAGGAAGAAGAACGCCTCAAAAAGCTGGAATGGCTGGACAGGCACTTCCTTGTTGAGAAGCGCAGGCATGTTGAAGATGATCTCATGCGGATGATGCACGGGATCAGCGCCGCCAACGCCATTCAGCGCCCGTCCTCCATGACCGAGGCTGATGAAAGACGAATCCAGCAGGACAGAGCGATTGCGGCTTGCGAGGATTTGAGGGTGGATTTGCAGGACATCATGGACACTGTTCCGATAGACAAAAACTGGATGACGCATATTGAGCCTGAAATCGTGTCGCAGATCGCTTTGCTCAAAGCATGGCGCAAGAGTGACAACGATATGCGGAAGGCCGTGCGTGAAGCAGATATGAAACGGTGGATCAAATTCCTGCAAAGGTGTATGAAGGAAGGTTCAGATACGGAGTTTCTGAAAGGAATCTACCATGCGTTTCTAAATGGTATGGAACGGTGCGAACTGGATGATAAAGACAGAAAAGTGCCGAAACCATAAACGTCTATGGGCAAACCTTGTACGTGCCAACTGGTGGCTTCGGAGCGTCAGGTCCGCTACCAACGCCTGCAATGTCAACAACAACGGCAACGCCAACAACAACAGTGCGTCCAACTCCAATGGTGTCCGCCCGATTTCCGTCCGCTTGCTCTGTTTGCAGTAATTGAAACAGATAGCGAAGGAAAGGAAGGTTTGTCCAGCCTGGAGCAATCCAGCGAATAGAGCATGTAGCCCGAACATCCGGCTATGGCCGATGATGAGATGGGTGAGGACTTTTTATGAGTGTATTTGAGATGGATAGCCTTTCATGGGACAGTCTGCCGGAAGCGCAGCAAACCGCCCATGAATGGAATGACTTGGGGGAACCGAGAGAGTACAGCGTCATTTCCGACGCAAACACGCTGTGGGATGCTGCAAACAGCGCCAGGAAGGGAACTTCCTGGAAAGAGAGCGTCCAGAAGTTTTGGTGGTATCGTCTGACACGCATTGCTCAAATGCAGGATGGGTTGTACCGCTTGGAGCACGGCATGGATAATTCCTATTACCCCAAGCCTGGTTATGAGTTCATGTTGAATGAGCGTGGGCGCATGCGTCCGATCTGCGGTCAGATAGTGGATGACAGGGTTGTCAGTCACGCTTTGAATGACGCGGTGCTCATCCCGGCAATCAGGCCGTATCTGATTTACGACAATGGCGCAAGCCTGAAAGACCGTGGCGTTGATTTCTCGCGCCGTAGATTGCTGGTCCATCTTCACAGATATTTCCAGCGCAACGGAACGAACGTTGGATATATACGGATGAAGGATCAGAGTAAATATTATGACAACATTCGCCATGACAGACTGCGCGAGATCATAAGCCGTTTTACTGACGATCCCCTGGCGCTGAAACTTGTACATATTTTGCTGCTTGAAAGCCGGGTTGATGTATCGTATATGAGCGATGAGGAATACGCTGAAAGCATGGATGTCAAGTTTGACAGAGTGTCATACCGGGCGATGAACTACCCCAGGACCGGCAAACGGAAACTCTGCAAGGGCATGAACGTTGGCGATCAATTTAGTCAAACGGCTGGAATCGTCTATCCATACCAGGTAGATAGCTATGCCAAGACGGTTCTCGGCAGCAAATACTACGCGAGATATATGGATGACAGCTACGACATTGACAGCGATCTTTCTGTACTGAGGCGACGGGCAACCCTGATCGACAAGAAGGCAGACACGCTTGGCATGTATACGAATGTTCGGAAAACGTGCATTGCAAGGCTTGACAAGGGGTTTGTGTATTTACAGCGCAAAATCCGCCTTCGCTGTGATGGCAGCATAGATGTCAAACTCAGGCCGAAGGCCGTAACGAGGATCAAGCGCAGAATCCGAAAACTGCGTGAAAAAGTCCAGAGCGGGAAAGTCCCTCTCCTGGACATGGCAAACATGGTGAAAAGCTGGATATGTGCAAGGCGCGACTGCCTTACCTATCCCCAGCTTCGCACAATAGAACTGACTGTTTTATCAATTTACGGGAGGGAAGCATATGAATACGTTTACGATCACTCTGAGCAATGGTCGGCAGTTTAGCGGCATTACGATGAACGGCAGTATGTTCGTCAGTAAGACTGAGATCACTGCCGATGACCTGAGCAGGGCGGCTCTGAAAACCGTCACCATCGCTGAGACTGACGGCGACAAGACCACAACCAGCACCCTTGCAAACGCTGTTTGCGACGCGATCCTGCACTGGCCGGAGGGCTGGCTGTTCAACATCCGGGAAATGTCTGAGGTCGAAAGCAATAAGGCCCGGATCGAGTCTCTGCTGGACGACCTGACCAACACGCAGATGGCCCTCTGCGATGTCTACGAAATGATTGGAGGTTAAAAGAATATGGCACAGATTTACGCAAGCCTGATTCGGAAAGGGATGAAAACCCTCGATGATGTTCCCGAGGCGCTTCGTGAAGCAGTTCGGAAACTGCTTGAAGGAGATACTTAATCAAATCATCCTCTGGATGCTTGGAAAGGTGGTGGAAGATGTGGCTATCGTTTACGCGACACTGATTATCAAGGGCCGCAAGACTTTTGCGGATGTCCCCGATACTCTGAAGGAGCAGGTCCGTCAGATTCTCATTGATCTCGATGTGCCTGAGCTGGCCGAGTAATTACGTCTACTCTGTGGCTGTGGGAGCGCCTGGTTTATCAGGCTTTCCCATGGCCTGTAATCACGAAGCGAGGATTGATATAAAGTGATGTGTAAGTACGGGGATGCTGGCTTTTTGGCGTTGCCGTGGCAGGATTTCAGCGTCCCGCTATACAATGGCAGAGCCGTTAAGGACGCTCAGGCCATTGTTGATAGAGAGAACAGCGCGGAGATAAAACCGCGGTTTGGCGGTGGACACTGTGATTATATTGCAGACCATAGCTCTCAGGGCTTCGACATCATCCGGGAGTGCAAATTCAACACGCCCGCCATTGTACAAACACCGACTTCATCCCGGATTTATCGCTGGGTGGCAACGATGAATGGGCGGAACACTGGCAAGAACCTGATTGCCTGTACAGGCCAAGCACTGACAAATGTCAAGTGGGCAGACCTTTGTCTGTACACTTGCAATGATGCCGGTGGGAAAAATATCACTATGGTGTTTTTTAAGTTCCAGGAGGAGCTTAAATACCCCATATACAAGGCAGGTGGAATATGAGTGGCTATAGACTTTGATAAATACAAATACGCGGCAGACAAACACTGGATTGTCAACAGCGGCAAGGATGAAAACAACGGGACAATAGGCGGCAAAGCCGGAGATCAGACTGGACATGAAGCCGAGATACGCACATGGTACAATCGGCCTTGGACGGTGGTGCTTCGCTATCCCGATCAGGCGGTTGCTAACGAGATTGCCGACCTCGCAATCGCTATGGCACTCAACAACCTGATCGGCTATGACCAAAATCAGCGCACATCCTACTGGACGCAGCTTAAAGCTGCGGGTTATGACCCATCCAAAATCACAGTGGCGTGCGAGGAAGATTGCACAGCCGGGGTGAGTGCAAATGTACGCGCCGCCGGGTACATCTTCGGTATCAAAAAGCTCCAAGATGTGCCTATCTGTTCCAGCCGAAATATGAAGGCGGAGTTCACTAAGGCTGGCTTCATCGCCCTGACTGCATCCAAGTACCTGACGAGCGGCAGCTACCTTCTGCCAGGTGACATCCTGCTTTACGAGAGCCATCATGCGGCGACGAACGTCACGCTTGGCAAGAGCGTGAAGGAGCAGTGGAAGCCACGGCCACAACCCACACCTGATCCGGAACCGACGCCTGATCCTGAGCCGAAGCCAGAGGTCCAGCCTCCGTTTGTTGCCATCACTGGCAACAGCGTCTATGTCCGCAAGGGGCCTGACACTACCTTTGGCTCCATTGGCGCGGTTCACGGCGGAGACAGACTTCATTACTTTGGCTATGATTATCCTGATAATGGTTGGCATTTGGTGGAATATCTCAACCAGACTGGTTGGGTGTCCGGGAAATACAGCCATGTGGAATCTTAGCAGAAAGGCGATGAACCCCAATGAACGAGGAAAAAATTAATCAAATCATCGAAACCCAGGCGCGGATGGAGGAACAGATCAAGACGCTGTTTAAGCAGCAGGCGGAGATCAAGGAATTGACCGAGACAGTGCAAAAGCTGGCGATTGCTCTTGAAAAGCAAGGCATGGCGCTCCAATCTACCGAGAAGAAGGTTGATGGCGTCAAGTCAGATGTGGATGAGATCAAGGCAAAGCCGTCTAAGCGATGGGACGCCATAATTGCCGCGCTTATTACGGGCGTCATCGGTTTTCTGCTCGCTAAGTTCGGAATGAAATAACGGAGGGAAAACGCAATCATGAAAGCTATGCTGTCCCAGCCTATGGCTGGCAAGACCGATGAGGAAATTATGGCAACCCGCGATAATGCCATTGACGCGCTGAAAGAGATGGGCTATGAGGTCGTAAACACCCTGTTCACTGACGACTGGTACAGCTCTGAGGCTATGAAGGAACGTGGCGTTGAGAATATCCCGCTTTGTTTCCTTGCGAAGTCGCTGGAGAATATGTCTCTTTGCCATGCTGCGTATTTCTGCAAAGGCTGGGAAAATGCTCGTGGCTGCCGTATCGAGCATGAGGCCGCGAAAGCATATGGCCTTACAATCATCTACGAGGAATGAGAGAGGAGATAAAGAAACCATGAAGAAGCTGTTTGCTATTCTGTTTGTCCTGGCAATGCTGGCGCTGGGTGTATACGGTTACGCGGCGGAAGCAATCGAAGTCGCCGCAGACGTGGCTCAGGGCGTCGAGGCTGTGACCGACATTGCTCAGTCTGCGCCCTCCGGCACACTGCCCACATCGCCCTTTACATGGGAGGCACTGGGCACGATTGCCGGTTGCACGGCTTTTGCTCTGCTTTTCGTCCAGCTCATTAAGGCCCCGTTGGATAAGGTCTGGAAGATTCCGACGCGAGCGCTGGTTTACGTCGTCTGCCTAATCCTGATGTTGGCAAGCGCAGCCTTTGGCGGAGGCTTGACTATGGAGAGTGCTGCCCTTGCCGTCGTGAACGCTGTCATCCCGACATTGGCCGCAATGGGCGCATACGAACTTGTGTTTGCAAAACTGGATAAATGACTTCATCTCACCCTACTCCCCAAATCAGGGAGTAGGGTGATTTACGCCAAATCTGTTACCAACCGTGTTACCAATAGAATTAGATAATCCGATACAAAACAAGATAATTTGCAAAGTGAGCGCAAAACGTCTGAACCATATTTAGGTTCATTAGTCCATCAAAACCACAATATATAGTGTATATCAACAAATAAAACCCTACATGTTGTGTCATGCAGGGTTTTTGGCGGAGAAGGAGGGATTTGAACCCTCGCGGCAGTTATCCCACCCTACTCCCTTAGCAGGGGTTACTAAAATCCAATAAAATCAATACTTTTTGCCTGCAAAGATACCAACTTGTTACCAACACGGTTTTTGGTCGTTTATTCAGTTTTGTCCTCGTTTTTGTCTGTTCTGGTGATAGTGTTGGCTGCATTTAGCACATCTGCCTCGTCAGGATGGGCATAGCGATCCAGCATTTTTGTAGTGGACCAACGCATCATGCGCTTGATGGTTTGCGGGGCTATGCCTTCCGTGATTGCAAGGCGCGTGGCCGTAGAATGACGGCAACAATACGGCTCCAGCTTGCGGCATTTTGCTGCTTTCAAGGCGTCGTAGTATGTGGCATACCATTTGTCCTCGTTCCTCGGCCATATATAGCCTGATGGCTGGGCATGGGCGATCAGGTCCTCAACCATCGGGATTACATCGTTTGGCAGAAATACCGGTGACTCCTTGCGGACCTTGGTTTTCATGCCTACGCCAGTGATCTTGTGGCCTGCGATGTCTATATACTCAACTTTGAGTTGTTGCATCTCTCCAGGCATCATTCCTGTGTAGATCATCAGCAACGGTATGGAGGCTCGCATATCTCCGCTTTCATAGAGTTTCCATAGCGCTGTCTGTTCATCGTCCGTGAATACCTGGCGCTCTTTTTCTTCCAGCTTTGGCAAGATGATGTATGACGGTATGTCCTTTGAGCACCATCCATCTGCCCCAGCCAGTTCAAACAGCTTTGTCAAGACGGTCTTGCAATCCCGGACCGTATAGTAGGTCTTTGCGACTGCGTTCACGGCGTCCCTGAGTTCTGCTACGGTGATTTGGTCTATCGGGCGGTATTGGAGCGCGTCTTTGAGTTTTTTCCACGCGCCACTGTAGGCAGTTTGCTTGGACTTCGACAAGGCCAGCAGTTCGCCTTCCGAGTAGGTATTCCAGTAGTCAATGAGCTGTGGGGCCATAACCTTCGGCTTATCGTCGATTTCGCGTAAGGCTTGGCAGTATTCCAGCGCTTCGCGTTTGGTAGAGAATCCACCCTTTGTACGATAGACGGCTTTCTTGCGCGGCGGATTGCTGTCCGGCACGGGATCATATCTCACGACGATCCTTGCCGTCCACGTCTTGCCGCGCTTGATGGCTGTGCCTAAACCATTTCCGCGTTTGTGTTTTGCACGCAATGGCTCCTGCCTTGTGCCGCAATACGGGCAGAATACGGCGTCTGACGGCATGTCCTTTGAACACTTGCGGCAATTCATGGTTGACAGTCCTTTCGTGGGCGTGATATAATCCAGACAATCCAGCTAACCAAATAATCAGGGCAGGACTGATCCTCCTGTTTCTTCCAAGCCCGCCTGGTGGCGTAGCTGGATGGGGAGCGCTTGCGCTCGGTGTTGCGTGACGGAATAGACGGCTTGCGCCGGTAAAACCGATTGGCGAAGGACAGTTTGGTGTGTGCATGCAACGTGACCCAAACAGCCATGAGGTAAACGTAGACGCTGATTGGTCAGCGGCGTGGGCGCATACGGTCAAGTTGCATTTGACAGGAGCGTTTGACAAAAGATTGGACACACCTCGCATGTATGGTGCAAATCCATACCGCAACATTTATCTGGCCGGGAAACCGGCCTTTTTTAATAACCGTATTTCCGTGATCGGGAGGCGCTTGTGATGGAATCATTTTACAATAAACCGTTTGAAGAAAGCGATAATGTCAGCGATATGAGCGAAAATAAAAGCCACTGCGCTACTGATAACCGCCGTGATGAAAGCCATTTTGATGCCATCATTCCCGTTCTTTATGTTATTATTGGTGAGCTTGGCGTCATTATTGGCTTCCTGTTCACGCACTTTTTTCTTCATTCGTAAATAATCGCGTCCATCTTCTGACAAGCGATATTTGATTGTGTCTCGATCAACATCCGGTGTTCGACAGTAGGCCCATTTGATTTTTGTTTCAGCCAAATAACCCTTTTCGAGTAATTGGCCCACCAGAGACCTTGCTACATCAATTCTATAGATGGTTGCAAGGTCTTTTATGCTTATGCCATCATCGGCCTCGTCGTATCGCTCCAGCAAACCCAGCATTTCAAATTCGTTTTTCATAGCCTTCGTCCATCACGTCATCAGCTTGAAGCTTTCCCGTCTTGCTGGACGAGCCGGGCTTCGGCGGCGTCTAACTCATTCATGCACACTTGGATGATTCTGAAACGGCCTTTAGAATCTGCGGCACGGAACGCTTCGATCAATGTCCATTCATCTTCCGAAAGTGCATCATCCCTTTTACCGTAATCGGCATCTTTTTTGTTTTCTGAAAAATAATATCCTTCGACACCAAAGTAGTCAGCGAACTTTGATATAACACTCCCTCTTGGCTCGACGCCGTTCTTCCATTTGCTGATATTTCCGCTACTCATACCAAGTTCGTTGACTACGTTAGTGATTTTAAGACCACGTTCATTGCAAATTTGAATCAATTTATCATAAAACATAATACTGCACCTCTGGACTATTATATATTCTAATGGTGCGTAAAAACCATTGACAAACGCACCAAAGGAATGTATAATAGTCAATGTCAACGGAAGTTGTTAAACCAAAAATCAAACACACCCTACCGGGAAGCCTCCCGCCAAGGAAAGTGGTCGGTCTATTTGGAACTCGCAACTTCATTATAGGCTAAAAACGGTTTATGGTCAACAACTTTCGTTGGACAATGTATTGACGAAAAATGCACTTAAAGCGCATTGCGAGGGAGGTGAATATCCAGGTGCATGATGAACGAAGGGCGATCCGCAATCGGCTGGGCGACAACAGGCTTACTTTCGTTTGGCTGATTGACCAGCTCCATATGCGCGGAATCGTTACTGACAAGACTGAATTAAGCTCGGTATTCGCCGGTACGCGCAACGGGCCGAAGGCGAAAGAAATTTTGGCGACTTCTGAGCTGATACTGAACGAATATGAAACCAAGTTCGCGGCCAAGGCTGCGACATAGGCGGTGAAGCAAATGACCATCGACGAGATCAGGGCCAGTGACAAGGACATGTTGACGCCATCGGACGTTGCGCCGGTTTTGAATTGTCATCCGTACAGCCTGAACGTCACGGCCAAGACCAACATCAAGGCGCTTGGGTTCCCGGCCTGTCTGGTTGGCACACGGTTGAAAATTCCGAGGATTGGTTTCCTTCGGTGGTATGACGGCTTGCAGGAGGTTACAACGTAATGGCAGATCGTGACTTTAAGGGCGTATTCATCCCGAAGGCAATCTGGCTGAACAGGAACCTTAACCTTACGGATAAGGCTGTGCTGGTTGAGATTGACAGCCTGGATAACGGCGAGGATGGATGCTGGGCCAGCAACAAGCACTTTGCGCAAATGCTGGGCTGCACCGAACGTCAGGCGTCGGCGTCCATTTCAAAGCTCGTGAACATGGGCTATGTCAAGGTTCTCAGCTTCGACGGACGTACCCGGTATCTGCGGAGCCTCATGAACGAGAAATGCGCCGAACAGGAGCACGAAAACCGCGAGGCAGCGTCACGGGAACTTCCAGGCAGCCTGACGGAAACTTCTACCCTGCCTGACGAAAACTTCCAGGCAGCCTCACAAAAACTTCCACCAAGTAAACCAAAGAGAAATACAAGGAGTAAAACACTGAGTATTTCTAAGAATCCTACGGATTCTTGCTCGGAGCCGGAAAAATCCGCCTCCGAGCCGACTGAACCGGCTGTGATTTCTCTGCCGCTCAATGACGGCACTGAGCATCCTGTCACCCAGGCGGACATCGACAAGTATGTGAGCCTTTACCCGGCTGTAGACGTGATGCAGGAGCTTCGGAAGATGGTCGGGTGGATAGACGCAAGTCCCAAGAACAGGAAAACGCGCAAGGGAATCAAGCGGTTCATCAATAGCTGGCTTTCTCGGGAGCAGGACAGAGGCGGAGGCAGGAAAGCGCAGGCGGCAGATCGGCCACAATCCAACGCCTTCGGCCTTGACCGGCGCAACAACAATACGCCTAAACCGTTCGGGGGTGGGATCATTGTCTGAGCAGGATGGGCGGCTGTCCGAAGTCGTCAAGGCACTGGAAGGGCTTGGAGCATTGACGCGGGAACAGTTCAGAGAGCGGGAGTACAAGCGGCTGGTGACGATTATGAACGAGCGCAATGCCCGGCCGGGGAAACTGAACGTGGATCACATGGACGGTTTCGGCAGGCTGGTTCATGGGGATGGGATCGACTGTCAAAGGTGCCTGAACCGTGGCGCGGTAATGGTGATTCGGTATGATGGCACGAGCCTTCCGACGCTGGAATATCAGCCCTGCGATTGCGTAAAGCGCAGGGGCTACGCCAGACGGTTGAGCGATTCCGGGCTTGCAAGGGCTACGAGGAAATATCGGTTCGACAACTTTGAGACCGTGGAGCCGTGGCAGACCTACATGCTGGACAAGGCGCGAAAGTACGTCCGGGAAGGTGCTACGGAAGGCAAGTGGCTGTACATCGGCGGTCAGAGCGGAAGCGGCAAGACCCATCTCTGCACGGCGGTTGCGAACGAGCTGCTAAAGTGCGGCGATCTGAAATACGTCGTATGGCCGCAGACAGCAAGGTACATCAAAAGCCTTATCACCGATGATGAACGCTACGAAACTGAGGTCATGGCGCTCCAGAACGTGAAATTTCTGTACCTGGACGATTTCTTCAAGCCCGTGTTCAACGCCAACGGCATGGAGGCCATTTCGACGGCAGCGGATGTCCGGCTGGCCTACGATGTGCTGAACTACCGCTATCTGGCAGAGATGCCGACGATCCTCTCCAGCGAATGGTTCTCCGCTGAACTGGCGCAGATCGACGAGGCGACGGCGGGGCGGATTGCGGAGGCGTGTGGAGAGTACAAAATCGACGTCGGGCGCGATGTAAAGCGGAATCACAGGCTGAAAAGCGAGGTGATCTAACTGTGAACAGTTGTTGATTGCACGAGGTTAGGTAAGGCGTTGCGAGGCGTGGCGCTGTAGGTTGAGGCGCGGCAGACAAGGCAGGGTAAGACTGGCCACAAACAAGATGGATTAACAAATTCAAGACGATGAAAATTTGTGAGGAGGATTAACATTATGGCTACTGCAAAGAAGGTTGAACTGGTTGAGATCAAGCCCATCGAAGAAACTGTCCTGAACGTGCGTGTGGTTGGCGATTCGCCGCTGATTACCCACTGCTGGGACGCCAAAGCCAAGCGCGAGATTCTGGAAAAGGAAATGAACCTGACCAAGGTCAAGAGGCGCGATCCCAAAAATCCTGTGGCTGACTTCTGCGCTTCCATGTACTGGCTGACGCCGATGCCGGAGGAGTTCACCGATGAAGCGGTGGACGCAGCGATGGCGAACGCCCGGTTCGGCTTCCCGGTGACCGGCTTCAAGCAGGCAGCAATCAGCGCGGCCTACCGCAATGGCTGGGCGAAGGACAAGATGTCCCTGCGCGGCGCATTCTTCATCGCGCCAGACGCCAACGGCTACTATGCCGGTGATCTGATGTTGAACGATGCCAGGACCAAGATCGACATCATCCCGAATGTGTTCCTGCACAATCAGCTCATTGAGATCAAGGGCAGCAAACCGGTGATGCGGCAGGACATGGTAAAGGTCGGCATGGGCGCTGCGGACATCCGCTATCGCGCCGAGTTTACGGAATGGTATTGCGATATGCAGATTCGCTATTCATGGAAGTACGGTAGCCGATTCTCGGCACAGATGGTCGGCGAGCAGTTTGAGGCCATCGAGAAGCGCGACGGAACGCTGACCAAATCGGCCATCGTGGACGCGGCCCGGAGCGAGGACAGCCCCATGCACGGCATGTTTGAGTGGGATGACGCTGTGGCCGGCGAACTGTACCGCGAGAATCAGGCGGGCTACTACATTCGCACGCTGGAGGTCAAGATCGTGCCGGTAGGCAATCCGAACGGCAAGCCCGTCACGATGCGCGGATATGTCAATGTAGCGCCGGTTATCAAGAACGCGCCCGAGGGGAAAGGCACGTTCATGAACGTGAACAGGGCCATTGAACAGCCTGACACGTACATGATCGTGCTGGAACGCGCTAAGAACCAGTTGCGGATTTTCCGCGAGCAGTACAAGAACATCAAAGAACTGGAGCCTGTGTTTGCGGCGATCAACCAGGTTGTGATGGAGGTATGAAATATGGCAGAGACCAGGCGCGGCGCGGTAATGCTGCTGACAAGTGGCGATCCCGCGATATACAACGCGATTGCTGATGGGATTTTGACTGCGAGGGCTTTGACGCCTTCGCAGCCCGAGACCCCGGAGGCGGCGATGATCCGCAAACGCGCGGCGGATGCCCTGCGCCGCATAGACATGCGGTGCAGGCCGAAGGAGGCCGACGATGACGACATCGAGACCCGGATTTTGAAGGCGCAGGCGACTTATGGCACGGTATCCAGGCCGTCCGTATTGCGGAGCATCGGTGGGAAACTGTTGGGACTGTACGGTTTTGCAGTGCTAAAGGTGCATGACTTCCTCGATTTCGATAACGCGCGGTGGAGAGGGTGATGAACTGACTATGTGGATCAGGGATTTCAGGGAGCGCATGGGCCTGGAACTGGACGAGCTTGCGAAGGCCGTCAACATGTACAGGCGCTTTACGAAGCAGAGAATCAATGGCGTTGTCAGCGATGTACTGATACACACCCTTGAAGTTGATGACAAGGCCATCACCCATCCGGTATTAGCGAATGCGATTGCCGTAGTTTGCGGAGCAACGCGGGAGGAGCGCAACAGCATCGTTGCGGAACACAATCGGTGTGAGACATGGATTTGCCCGGCAGACAGCGAAACGGAAAAGCTCATCAGGAGGGCGATCTACACTGCGACAGGGCGGTTGCCGGAGGATGAACCTAAGCGCAATGAAGTCAGCCCTCAAAAGCTGGCAGCACAATTCAAGAAGCGCCCGGTAGTGAAACTGAACAGGATGGGCAATACACTGGAAAGCTACGATTCGGTGCTGGACGCCGCAAATCTCAATGGTTTGAGCAACAAGTATGTGCGGAACAGGTGTCGCAGGACGATCAAGGATCAGCGGTTCATGTTCGCCGGTGATCGCGGGTACACCTTCCGCTATGCGGATGAATGGGACGCCATGTCGCAGGCTGAGAGGCTTGCTGATATAAACGCCAGGTAGAGCGCCTGGCGGATGTGGGAGGCCGACGATAGATCGCGGCGCAAGACCGTGGGGATTCCTGGATTGCGCTCGGCAAGGCAGACCCTTGCGCCTCCCGGATGATGATTAAAGATTGGAGAGGGGGATTGGTTCGCATGAAGAAATGGCTGAACGTGCTTGCAAAGTAAGATTTCATCATCGCCCAGCAGCCCCAGTTCCAGGGCCAAGAAATGGAGGCACCATCCAGCATGAGATATACTTCGGGATTTACTTAGCGGCCATACAAAAGGCCGATATATAAACCTCTTGCGATTGTGACGGTTTGAAAGACAATGGTCTCAGTCAAAAAGCAAGTAGAAAACCTGTGTGGGCCTATCGGCGGAGGCTGGATGCCGTGGATGTGGATGGGCGGAAAGCCCAGGGAGCCGGGTTTACATACATGAGGTTTACCGGCAACAATACAGATTGCTCAAAACTGAAAGGAGGCATGGCTGATGGCCTGGATTTGCTGGTATGCGCAGAGAGGCATAGCGAATTGCGCGAAAGACGTTATCTCGCTGGTCTGGACAATGCCTGAGTGTCCGAAGCGGCTTGGCAAAAGGGAAACGTCCCTGCATATCTGCGTGGCGTCCAGGGTTCGCAGATGCACAGCGGCCACGGGCGAGTAAATGCGGAAGATGCTCAGGCATGACACCTTCCGGCAGGCGCGGTTGCCTGCCGGATGTGGGCGAATAGCTCAAACGGCAAGAGCAGCGGACTTTACATCCGTAGGATGATGGTTCAAATCCATCTTCGCCAGCGCGTCGTTTAATGGCATTCTTTGTGCGGGGCTATAAGCCCAGCCGCATGCGTAATACTCCTCGCATGGGCGTCCGCCTGTAAGGCTGTACCTTCTTTTTTAGGTGGGTTTTTCAAAGGACGGCACTTATCAAAGGCGGGCTATGCCGCCATCTTCCAAAGGCAGGAAAGCTGATCCGTAATCAGTGAATGTGGGTTCGATTCCTACTGGCGGCTTTTGCCGATGTAGTTCAACGGTAAAACTGGTGCCTTGTAAGCACCTGTTCAGGGTTCGATTCCCTGCATCGGCTTTGATTATGGGGTAGTAAAGGTTTCGACGGATCACGGAGAGCATTGAGATCGCGGGTAGGCGGAGCACCTTACGCAGCGCCCAAAAGAAACGATAATTACGATTATTTCCCTGCGGTAGCCTAAACCGCGCCCTAAACAGCGGACCTGCTGACTGGTAACCGCTTGCGGGTCGAAGAAAAGCCAGCGCCACGAGTTTCCTGCTTCTCGCTTAAAAAGCAGGTGGTGGAAATCAAATCGGTCCCAGTGCGCCGGGCACTTAAAAACCGGCTATCGCGTAAGTAATTCTCAGTGTGTTTTGTGGTTCGGACAGGGGTTCGATTCCCCTCTACTCCACCAGCCCACGGCAACAGGCGCGTGGGGATGCTTGACAGGCTGCGAGAAATTTCCCCCGTTTCCCTCGCGTAAAGCTCAATAGAAACGGGATTGGGTCGCGGTGGCGGAATATGTAGACGCTAATGCAGCCGTTGAGGTAGAGGTTCCTGTTCGAATCAGGGCGGCGATCTTGAGGGGAAGTCCCGTATCGCTGACGCTGTGTGGGTAAATGCCTTTACCATGTGTGGTGTAAATCCACACCCGCGATCCACAACACGAAAGGTGATGGTTGTATGAGTGTATGCAAATGGTTGTCGGATGACTTCAACGAGGTTTGCGTCAACGGTGATTGCCCGGCCTGCGCTGATTTTTGCCCGACGACCAATTATCCGGGGCTGTGCCGTTACTTTGAGGATGATGGGAAGGATGCGGATGACGGTTTATGAGAAGTGGGAACGCGCAGATGACGAGGTATTCCACCTGGGCGAAGCGATTGACCAGTTGAGTCAGGTGCGCGACTGTGACGACATGATCCAGCGTTTGAAGGATCGAATGACGGTCATTGGCTTTGAGCGTGACCAATATCATGCGATGCTGGAGGAACAGAACCGGCGCGAGGATGCAGAACTGAGCAGGGAGTACATGTTAGCGACGATATGAGAGAGGTGAGAGGTTGAACATTAAGAACATGAAGGTCTTTGCCGACACCCGCAAGATGTCCCATGAGGAATGGCTGGTGTCGCGCAGGAACGGCATTGGCGGCTCGGATGCAAGCTCCATACTGGGAGTGAATCCGTACAGTTCGCCGTTGAAGGTCTACCTGGACAAGATTGGCAAGGGCGAGGACAAGGAAACCAACGAGGCCATGCGCCAGGGCACGGACCTGGAGCAGTATGTGGCGGACAGATTCGTGGAGGCCACTGGAAAGAAGGTTCGCCGGTGCAACAAGATACTCCAGCACCCGGCATATCCGTGGATGCTTGCCAACATTGACCGGGACATCGTGGGGGAAAATGCCGGATTGGAGTGCAAGACCACTTCCCCGTATTCCAAGTTTGAGTTTGAGGAAGGCGAGATCAACCCGCACTACTACTGGCAGTGTGTTCACTACATGGCTGTGACCTGGGCGGAGAGATGGTATGTCAGCATCGTGGTCTTGGGCAAGGCCCATCACATCTTCTGCATTGAACGCGACGATGATTCCATTGCGACGCTCATCGAAGCTGAAAAGGACTTCTGGCAAAACAATGTCGAGCGAAAGGTGCCGCCGCTTCCCACGGGGAGCGAGACAGACGATGACGCGATCCGCATGCTCTATCCCAAGGGCGAACAGGGTGATGCTTACATCGCCCTGGACTATGTGGACAATGTGCTGAACCTCCGAGCATTGAAGGTCAAGCAGCGCGACGAGCTACAGGCGGAGATCAACGAGATAGATCAGCAGCTCAAAATGACCATGGGGACGTTTGAGCTTGGCATAAGCCCTAACTGGACGGTGCGTTGGACGAACACATGCAGCAACCGCATTGATACCAAGGCGCTGAAAGCCAAATATCCGAAGATCGCGGCGGAAGTGACGAAACCCACGCCTGGACGGAGATTCAGCGTGGCGGCAGTGAAAAAGAATGAAACCGATATATGAACCGAAGGGCAAGGCCAAAGAATACGGAGATTTGGCCCTGAACATCTACACGGGTTGCCCACACAGATGTTTTTACTGTTTTGCACCCTCTGTACTGCGCCGCGACCGGGAGAAATTTCACAGCGATGTAAGGCCGCGTGAAAACATCGTCGAAGAAACCCGCAAGCAGTTGGAGCGCGAGAAGATCACTGACAGGTTGATTCACTTGTGCTTTACCTGTGATCCCTACCCTACCGGGTACAACACTTTGGTGACTCGGAGAATCATCGAAGTGCTGAAAGAATATGGGAATCATGTTCAGATACTTACAAAGGGTGATGGTACGCGGGATTTCGACCTTCTGGATGACGAGGATTGGTACGGGATTACCATTGACGGCAATAAGGTGATTTCTGCCGGATGTCCGCCTGTTTTTCAGATAAGGCGAGCAAAAGAACGCGGGATAAAAACGTGGGTGAGCTTTGAACCCGTTCTTGATACTGAGCGTGTGCTGTTTCTGATAGAAGCCATGGCCCCAACGATGGACAAGGTGAAAATCGGAAAACTGAACTATCATCCGTCCGACATCGACTGGAAGAAGTTCGGCAACGATGCGGAAGCGCTTTGCAAAAGGCTTGGATTGGACTACTACATAAAGGATAGTCTGCGAGCAGAGATGGAAAAAGAAAAATGATGATGACTCATTTATCACTGTTTAGCGGTATCGGTGGCCTGGATTTGGCAGCAGAGGCAGCAGGGTTTATCACTGTAGGGCAGTGTGAATGGGCTGACTATCAGACAAAAGTGCTTGAAAGGCACTGGCCTGATGTGCCGCGCTGGCGTGACATTCGGACGCTTACGGGAGATAGTTTCTATGAACGGACAGGATTACGAACAGTTGACGTTATTTCCGGAGGATTCCCTTGCCAGCCGTTTAGCCAAGCCGGGAAGCGAAAAGGCGAGGATGATGACCGTTACCTCTGGCCTGAAATGCTTAGAGTCATACAGGAGCTTCGGCCAACTTGGGTGCTTGGTGAAAACGTTGCTGGGATCATCAATCTGGCACTCGACTCGGTGCTTTCTGACTTGGAAAATATCGGCTACTCCACGCAAGCGTTTAATATTCCGGCTTGTGGCGTCGATGCCCCGCATAAGAGAGAACGAATCGCTATTCTGGCCTACTCCATCGACGGGAGCAGCGCTTTGCGGCGGAACAGGGAACTTCAAGACATTGAAGAAAATGGCCGAAAAAGGGCTGATAACAGAGAGCGAACGTCGGCAGTTATCGCAAGGGAACGGAGGCAAGACAAACCCGGCGCTATTGGAATGGTTGATGGGTTACGAGCAGCAGTTTACAAGGCTGATATTAACCCCTACAGCGACGGATTACAAAGGCGGATCAATGACGCGCTGCTGGACGACCAGAAAATTGCGGGGGGGGGTGGGTTCGAGTGTTCGAGCCTGCGCCACTTCCTGGAGATCACTCCGCTTGGGAAAATTGGCCAGATGAACCCGGAGTGGATAGAGTGGTTGATGGGATACCCAATCGGGTGGACCGAATTAGATGTCTCGGAAACGCGGTAGTGCCACAACAGTTTTATCCGTTTTTCAAGGTTATATACGATATTGAGAAGGAGGAATAAGATTGGACGACAAGGCATTGAAGATCGTTCGGGATTACATCACCGAGCATCTGGACAAGAGCGACCAGACGCCGACCTTTGAGGTGTACATGGTCTGGAAGGCCAAAGTGCTTCAGAACTGGAAGTACCTGATCTCCAGCACGCTGTTTGACGGCATGTACTACGAGCTGACCTACAACGGCGATAAGAAGGAATGGTATCTGGACGCCTACAAGAAGTTTGAGAATCGTGTGATTAAGGAGGATTAAAGATGGAACAGACGACGATCAAGACCCCGAAAAAGACGGCGGCGCTGGCTCCCAAGACGACCCAGGCAGTGGCGAAGAAGCAGGGTACGGCGCTGGACTACCTGAACAACGGGAAGTTCAAGGAACAGCTTGCGGCGGCTCTGCCGAAGTTCCTGGACACCGACCACTTCATTCGCTCGGCAATCACTGAGTTCCGGCTGAATCCCGAGCTGGCTGAGTGCTCTGTCCCCTCTGTGCTGGGCTACTTCATGCAGGCGGCGGCTTGCGGTCTGGAGCCCGCGTCGATGCTGGGACAGTGCTACCCCGTGCCGTTCAACAACAAAAAGACGGGGCAGAGGGAAGCACAGTTCATTTGTGGCTGAAACTTTGCGGTCACATTAAACCGTGTGAACCCTATTACTCAGGGGTGTGCCGAAAGGTGCTAACGGGGGAACCCGCCGACAAAGGGCAATCCCGTGCTTTAAGGAGATAGCGATGATAGCCATTTACAAGATCACCAACACCACAAACGGTCAATTCTACATCGGTTCTTCCGGGAATTACAGGAAGCGATTGCAGAAGTGGCGAGACTGGCGTAACAGCGCCAGTAATCCGAAACTGATCCATGATTTTCAGACCATCGGATTTGACAAGTTCGTGTTTGAGGTCATTCAGGAGTTGCCGCCCGGAACATCGAGGCGTGAACGGGAACAGATGGAATATGATTTGATCCATCAGTTACAGCCGTTCTACAACACGATAGGGAAGGAACGACCGCCTGATACGCGAGAAAAGCTACGCAATGCGAGCCTTGGAAGGAAGCATACTGCCGAGGAATTGCAAAAACAATCCGCTTCCCTGAAAGCGAGATTTGCAGAACATTCGAGAGACGGTTCATGTACATTCAAACCTGTCTTTGTGGTGGAGACGGGGGAGACGTTTGAAAACGTAAAGGCGGCGACTGCTGCCCTGGGATGCGGAGATGGATGCGTGAGCAGAGCATTAAAGCGCCCGAATTATACGGTGAGAGGCTATCACGTTCGATACTTGGAGTGTAGAGACTAACCGCGATGAATGTAGCGGTGTAGGGCCGAGGATGAGTTACGGCCCGAAGTGCATGGCATCCGAAAGGATGAAGATATAGTCCACTCCCGCAGGATGGTAAACTGCGGGGATGAGTGACAGAGGAATGTTGAGTATCGCGCGGCGCAGCGGCGAAATTGCCAGTGTTGACGCGCAGATCGTCCACGCGAATGATACGTTCGACATTGAGTATGGCCTGGAGCCGAAGCTGGTCCATAAGCCCTGCCTGACCGGTGATCCCGGTCAGATGATCGGCGCGTATGTCGTGGTCCGCTTCAAGGGTGATGGCGTGGAACCGCTGATGAAGTACATGCCGAAATCCGAGATCGACAATCACCGCAAGCGCAGCAAGGCCAGTTCCTACGGCCCGTGGGTCACCGACTATGACGAGATGGCGAAAAAGACCGTGTTCCGCAGCGTGTTCAAGTGGCTGCCTATCTCCATTGAGCAGATTCAGGCGACGACAACGGACGGCGCGGTTTCCCGCTACAACGCCAATGCCAAGACGGATGACATCGAGGACCTGGTGGAGGTCGAGTTTGTGGCCGCCGAGGATGACAGCCGCGTGACGGCGGAGGAGGCAGTTGAGCAGTTCGCAGGCGGAGATGACAAGCAGGAGGGTTGATCCCTCCTGCACAACAAATGGAGGATGGATAACATGTGCGAAAGCAAAAATGACACCGTGAACATTCACGCCTCGTGCGGTTCGTTCTTTGTGGATGTGACCATTCAGGGGGCGGCATGGCCGCATGTGGCAGATGAAGATCGCGTGCCCGTTGAAGTTGCTGGCAGGCCCCGCGTTGGTGAGGTCATGCGCTTCGAGTTAACGGATGGTGAACCTGTTGAGGTGATGGTGCTGGAGGATGACGGCGATGCGGCGACGCTCATTTTCGTTGATTGCCTGAAAGACGAATACCCTCTGAAAGAAGATGGGGATTACAGCGGCGGGTACGAAAGCTCCGATCTGAGGAAGAAGCTCAACGATGAAATCCTGAAACGCTTCCCGCAGGAAATGCTCAAACGCATGGTGCCTTTCGCCAACGGGGATATGCTCAGAATCCCTACTGAGCGTGAAATTTTTGGCGAGAACAAGTATGGCAAAGAAGAACCCGATACCGTGCGGCAGTTTGAAGCCATGAAAAAGCGCAGGAACCGCATTGCGTTCCAGGGTTTGAACGGCGATTGGGAATGGTATTGGCTACAGAACAAAGTTCGGAGCGTCAGGTCCGCTACCCACGCCTGCAATGTCTACGCCCACGGCTACGCCGGCTACACCAGTGCGTCCACCTCCTATGGTGTCCGCCCGCTTTTCAAATATCGGTAATCCCGCCGCCTGTGGCGGCGAAAAGAAAGGATAAGTGATATGGCACAGCAGAGACAGATCAAGAAGCTGGATGAGCTGATGGATGGAGCGTTGACCGAACGCTTCAACTATGAGATGGACCGCGTGCTCCAGAACGTGTTTGACCTGAACGCGGATCCCAAGAAGAAGCGGCAGATTCAGATCATCATTGAGATCACGCCGAACGAGCGCCGTGACGCTGCGGAGTTCAAGGTTGATGTAAAGTCGCGGCTTGCACAGCCGATGCCCGTTGCACAGACGGTGATGCTCTATCAGGATGATGACGGCAACGTGACGGCGACGGAGATCACCAATCAGATTCCGGGCCAGATGAATATGGACGGCGGTGTAACCATTCCCAAGGTCGTCCAGTTTGACACGGCGACGAACTAAGGAGGAAAAAGAGCATGAAGGCAAATGAGTACATGCAGATCGCTACGCCGGAGGCGGCGCGGGCTGAGATGGAATACCTGGTCAATACCGGCAGGAGGGCACGGGAGGCGGAGGAAACCCCGCAGGTGGTGAATATCCTGGGCGAAACCTATACCGCCTATAAGGGCCGCCTGGAGCGCGTGAAGCCATTCCGCGAGGAAAAGCCGGATGTGTTCGAGGCGTTCTCCCTGTCCGGCCTGGTGGACTTCATCAAGGCAGATGTGGACGGCATGTTCAACGAGAAGGATTACCGTCACACCGTCAGAGTGGTCAATACCCGCAAGGTCGAAGTGCTCACTCCTATGTACGGCTATTACAAGGAGCGCGATGTTGTGGCGAAGTGCGACGCTCTGGTGCCCGACATTCCGTTCGGCAGATTCATGGATGTTGACGAGTTCCAGATCATGCTCCAGAGCCGCTTTGAGGACAGCACCAACCGGGCGCTGGTGCTACAGCTTTCCGGCAGCCTGAGAAGCGAGCAGAGCAATCAGATTGCCGACGATGGCGTGAGCCAGAAGGTCACGATCAAGCGCGGTGTTGCGACAGCGGATGACGTGACCGTCAAGAATCCCGTTACGCTGCGCCCCCTGCGCACGTTCTACGAGGTTGAACAGCCTGAAAGCCCGTTCATTCTCCGCTTCAATGAAAACGCCAATGCGGCCCTGTTTGAGGGCGACGGCGGCGCGTGGAAACTGCGTGCCGTTGAAAACATTCGTAACTGGCTGGTGGCAAAGCTGGCAGGATGCAATGTGGAAGTCATTGCGTAAACGATGGCAGCGGATGGCAACTGGAGGAAGCTCCCTCACCCTAAGACCCCGGTTCCTCCCGGCAATCGCTTTGCGGACCGGCTGTGGTGGGTGATGGAGACGCACGGACATTCCGCACTGAGGGTCAGCAGGATCGTTGGCGTAAGCTGCAAGACGATATTCACCTATCTGTCCGGATATGAAAACCCGAAGGTGAAAGTGGTCGTTGCTCTGGCAAAGCATTACGGTGTCACAACCGACTTCCTGCTGGGCCTGTCGGATGATCAGAACGGGGCGCATGTGAACTGAGCCGCTGACGGCGGCGGGCGGGTGGCGGGTTGATAGATAGATTTGAAACGGATTTAATGCTGCGAGACGGATTGAGATTTCAGGGATGGATTTATAAGGAGGACGATAAAAGACAGACATGCGTGGAGGATAGATATTGTGAATAAAGTCATTGAGATCGGACGAATCGCAACTGACATCGAAAGCAAGGTAACGCAGAGCGGCATTTCATGGGCGACGTTCAAGATTGCCGTAAACCGCAGATTCAGGAACGCTGATGGAAAGCGCGACGCGGATTTTATTCCGGTGGTGGCGTGGCGGCAGTCGGCAGACTATGTGAAGCAATACGGACATAAGGGTGACCGTGTTGCCGTGTGTGGCTCTGTGCAGGTGCGGAGCTACGATGCCCAGGACGGCAGCAAGAGGTATGTGACAGAGATCAATGCCGATGAGATCGAACTGCTTGGAGGGCGAAGCGAGAACACGCAGACCTCTACGCAAGCCCAAAGCATGGAGCAGCAGGGGTTTACGGAAGTGGATGACGATGACGATCAGTTGCTGTTCTGATCCGAAGGAGAAAGCAGATGAGTTTATTGGGGAGCCGGATCGCAGGAGGCAACACGGCCTACAATCGCGTGAAGTCAGATTTTTACCCTACCCCCCCCGAAGCGACACAAGCACTTCTGAATTTCCTTAGACTGCCGATTGGCACAAAGGTGTGGGAACCTGCGTATGGCAGCGGATGTATGGCGGAGGTTATGAGAAAGAATGGGCTGACTGTAATCGGAACCGATATTGAAACCGGAACCGATTATCTGACGGCAAGCCTTCCTGAAAGTGACGTGTCGTGGATCATAACCAACCCTCCGTTTTCTATTGCGGATGGATTCATTGAGCGCAGTTATGAGCATTGCCTGCCATTTGCATTGCTCTTAAAGACACAGTTCTGGCACGCACGAAAGAGGTACGATATGTTCGCAAAGAATCGTCCTGCCTATATTCTGCCGCTTACATGGCGTCCGGACTTTATGTTCAAGCAACGTGGGAAAGGCTCTCCGCTTATGGATGTTACGTGGACTGTGTGGATTCCCGGAAACCACAAGAGTGCCTACATACCACTTAAAAAGCCAGTGACAAGCCCGTAGAAGGAAGTGAACCAACGTGTCCTCAGATTTTGTCCAGGAGCAGATCAAAAAGTCAGGCGATGACAAGTTCCGCAATAAGGATGCGGAAAGCGCCGTCATAGGCTATATTCTAACCGGCAAAGCGGACGCTGAGGACATCGTTGGGAGCCTGAGTCCGGAGGATTTTGGATATGTCGTTTCAGCACAGATATACAAGGCAATTCAACATGTTGCTTCGCAGGGGCAACATGTTGACCTGGTGACTGTTGGTCAGGCGCTACAGGAGCTATATCCGGCTGAGACGGAAAAGAAGCTGTCAGAGGCCATAACGCGGTGCTTTAGTGATAATCTGAGATACCGGCACAGAAACCCCGCTGAATGGATTCAGATTATTAAAAAGCTCGCTGTACGGCGTCGGGCTATCACCAGCATAGATAAGCTGGTGGGTAACCTTCGGGACCCGACGAAGGACATCAACGAGGCGCTTGCTGAAATCGAAGCAACGGCTTCGGGCGTTGAAAGCTCAGAGGTTAAATGGACGAGTGTGGCAGATGTGGCGATGCGCACGTTTGAATACCTGGAGCAGAGACAGCAGGGAAAAATACCGGCCATCACAAGCGGCATTAGCGGAATTGACAGGATGATCGGGGGCTTTTTCGGTGGCGAGCTGACGATCATTGCCGCAAGACCGGCAGTCGGGAAGAGCGCTTTTGGCTTGAATATCGCAATGAGCGCCACTGACAAGGGCTTCAAGGTCTGCTTTGTGTCCTGCGAGATGAATGACACGGGCTATGGGCAAAGGATGCTCTCACGCGAGGCATGGGTGAACGGAGAAACGCTGCGCAAGGCGGAGATCGACGCGGATGAATGGGACAGGTTGGTGACGGCTCTGAGCATTATCGGTGCTATGCCGATTGAGTTCATGTTCGCCAAGGACAATCCAAACGGCATGACGCTGGAAAACGTCACGCGGTCCATTCGCCAAAAAGCCCGGCGCGGCGAGGTCGATATGCTGATCGTGGACTACATCGGCATACTGCAAACAGAGCGACGGTTCCGGGAGGACCGAGATCGCGTGAAGTTCATCACATCGGAGCTTAAAAAGCTGTCTCAGGTGGCGAATATCCCTGTCATCGCCCTGTGTCAGGTCAACCGTGACGCCCACGGCCAGATGCCAACGATGGCCCAGCTCCGTGACAGTGGCTCTGTGGAGCAGGATTCGGATGGAATTATGTTCCTGCATCGGCCCGAAAGCAACCGCGATCCAACCATCCACCCAAACGACGTTGCCGGGTTTGAGCAGATGAACAGTGGAACAGCATACATCTCGTTGAATGTCGCCAAACAGCGCAATGGCAAAACGGGCATGATAAATCTGATATTTGACCCAGGCGTGATGAGATACGCAGAGATTGCGAGAATGGAGGAACAGAAGGCGTGACGTATGAGGAGTTTTTGCAGGGAAAGATTGACATTGCGGAAGAGACGGGGATTGTCGTTGAATCGGAAGCTGTCAATCCAGCGCTGAAACCGCATCAGAGAGACGCAGTTTTGTGGGCTTTAAGGGGGGGGAAGAAGGGCGCTGTTTGAAAGCTTTGGGCTTGGCAAAACCGTTCAACAGCTGGAATGGTCGAGACTGATTCACGAGCGTACAGGCGTCAGGGTTCTGATCGTGTGTCCGCTTGGTGTCAAGCAGGAATTTCAGTTGGATGCGATTCGACTGCTGAAATGGCTGGCAGCACCGCCGTATGTGCGGACGGATGCGGAGGCGGCGGCGACGGACGCGCCGATTGTGCTGACCAACTACGAGCGCGTGCGGGACGGGGACATCGACCCGAAGCGGTTCGGCGCGGTGTCGCTGGATGAGGCGAGCTGTCTGAGAAGCTATGGCAGTAAGACCTATGCTCTTGTATTACTGAAATCTCAGGAGCAGGAGTTGCGTTACCGCACACCCCAAAAGGTAGAACACGAAGCCACGCTCAAAAGGTGTTGCACCTGTCCGTCGTGCGGAAACGTGCTGGATCAGTTTGAACAGTTTGGAGTGGGAAAAGTCAGGATCATGAACGATTATTGCCACTTCTGCGGCCAGGCGTTGGATTGGAGCGACGAGGAAAAGAGTTTAGTGAGGTTCAAATGACCGAGAGGGAGCGGCAGGAGTCAGCCAAGAAGGTCATTGACGTTTTGAACCGTTATCCAAACTACCTGTTTGGTGACAGGCCAAGTGTCAGCACTTCTGAGATCATTGAGCTGCTGCAAATCTATATTCCCCGCAAACTGGAGGGCGACGGCACTGGCTGGGCGATGTGTCCGAACTGCGGAACCTACGTCGAGGATTATCACCCGGCATATAGCAACAGACTGGACGGCACTCATCGAAAGCACTGTAACAACTGCGGTCAGGCACTTATATGGGAAGTTGAGATGTGGAATGAACGCACAAACGAAAGAAATGATTGATCTGCCGTCAGAATGGGACATTTCTACCAAGATCAGTTTCCTTCAAAGGCGCGTGATTGTGTACTCCATCCAATACTACGAGTTCAACGCGACGGTTATCAGCGACGCACAGTATGACGCCATCGCCCGGCAACTGGAAAGCCTGATGAGGTCGGCAACGCCCGAGGAACTTGAAAGAAGCACCTATTGGTATTGCATGTACAATTTCACTGCTGCGACGGGGTTTGACATCTATTCAAGGCTTGACCCAAAAGATAAAGAATATCTGGAGCATATTGCTGACATTGTTCTGGATGATTACAGACACATGATGGGATTGAAAGGGTGATGAACATTGATCTACATAGGGGTCGATCCCGGAAAGAAAGGCGGTTTCTGCCTGCTTGAACAGGGTGCAAGCGGTCAACGGACTGTCGAGGTCTATCCGTGGGACGACGACGAATTTGTACACAAGATGCGGATGCTCGCAGAGGATGATGACATCCGTAAGGCCGGGATCGTTGCGGCAGTGGAGAGGGTTGGAGCCATGCATGGCCAGGGTGTAACGAGCATGTTTTCTTTCGGACGTTCCCTGGGGTTCATTGAGGGTGTGCTTTCCGGGTGCTGGATCAGCTATCAGCTTGTACCTCCGAACGTCTGGAAGAAGTCGTTCTCGCTGATTGGCAAGGACAAACAGGCGTCTATTGAGACCTGCAAGAGGCTGTTTCCAGGGATAAACCTGCTGCCCAGTGACAGGTGCAGGAAAGAATCGGATGGTGAAGCCGAAAGTGTCCTTTTGGCGGAGTACGCGAGGAGAAACCTATGAACGACCAAATGAAAATAACTTCTGATGGACGAATCAAGGGTGAACATGAGTGGAAGGTTGAGGCCGCAATAAAGCGGCTGCAATCCTTTGAACCGAAAAACGGGGAGGGCTACTACCTTGCGTTTTCAGGTGGCAAGGACAGCCAGTGCGTATACCATCTGTGTAAGATGGCCGGGGTGAAGTTTGACGCACACTATGCCATTACAAGCGTTGATCCGCCAGAGCTGATCTATTTCATCCGCGAACATTACCCGGATGTCGAATTTACCCGCCAGCACTATGACGACGGGAAACCCGAACACTACTATCCGGACGGACGCCCGAAACCTATTACCATGTGGAGTTTGATCGCGGATCACACACTGCCCCCGACACGCAAGGTACGTTACTGCTGTGCCTCGCTAAAGGAGCCGGGGGGGGATCGCGCGTAGTGGTCACGGGCGTTCGATGGGCCGAGAGCAATAACCGGAAGCAGACCCATGGTGTGGCGAACATCCAGGGCAAGCCGAAGCATACGCAGCGGATTGCGGATGAATATGGGGCTGAGTACAAACTGAATAAGCACGGCGAAGTCATCATGAATGACGATAACGATGCGAACAGACGGATGCTGGAGCATTGCTATCGTACACAGAAAACGATGGTAAACCCAATCGTGGATTGGGCTGACGAGGATGTATGGGATTTTCTGAACGAAAACAACATACCGCATTGCTGTCTGTATGACGAGGGTTATACGAGGCTGGGCTGCATTGGCTGTCCGCTGGCCGGGACAAAGCAAATGCTCCGAGACTTTGAACGCTATCCGAAGTACAAAGAAGCCTATATCCGGGCATTTCAGAGGATGATCGACAACCATCCCGGGCAGATCAAAATATTGGACCCGAACAGCGATACCAAGTTCAAGCTGGATGTGCCTGACGAAATCGGGGGGGTGGGGGATTCACAGGTGTTACTTCCGAACCGCCAAAGCGGCATATCAATGGTATCTCAGCGGAAGCTACGAGATACGGAGCTGAAACCGTGTTCAGGTTCTTCACCACAAACTGTAACAGATAATTCTGCGGGGGGGTGCGGATTCTTGCAGAAGCGATGTTCAGACGATGGATCAGGTTCTCGATGTGCTGAATACGTGTTCACGCATTGGGTGGAAATGGGCGCTATTTGAAAACGCGAGGACTTATCATGAACGACAAATCTCCCTGCTACGGCGATGGCGATGGATGTCCGGATCGCACTGCAACCTGTCACGCAAGCTGTGAGCGCTATGCTGCATGGTCAGCCGAACAGAGATCAAAACCCAAAGCACATCCCCAGGGCGAGATCGACGCGGATGTGGTGCTGAAAACAAGGAAAAAACGGCTGATACGCTACAGCCATGAGAAATACGACGAGAAACGGAGGAAGAGATGATGGAAATGCTTCAAAGGATGGGACAGATGTTCATTGTCGGTGTGAACGGCGCGTGTGCAGTGGTGGGATTCGTGCTTGGCTGCGCGGCGATGCTTGCGGTGATCGGATTCATTGCCAACATCTTCAGGAGGCTGATGAACCGTGGCGAAATTGACGAGGATTGAAGCGGCAGTGCTGGCGATTCTGACGCTGCTGAATATCGGCGTACAGGTTTACCGCTTTGCCCGCAAAGTGCCTGATGAACCTCCGAGGATGATTCAGGGATGCTTTGACAGCACGAACCGATATTTTGTAAAGGACTGCTACAGATGATGAGCATGGGAAAGCGATCCAGAAACTGCGTGGGAACCACGAGGATTTTGTGGAACCGGGATTATGAAGCGTATATCTGCGAGAAGTGCGGCAAGGTGATCTAATACAACTTTGACTACAGGCATTGTCCGTACTGCGGACGAAGGGTCATTCACACGGACGCGCGAGGGTATGAGGTGCCATCGGTGGTGATGAAGTGGCGGTGACGGATAACACGTCGCGGGACAAGTGGCGCAAACGGATGCGCCAGGAGAAGCGATGTGTAAACTGCGGGAAGCAGGACGAGAGGACCCTGGCTGGAAAGACGCGCTGTCAAACGTGTGCAGAACGGGATTCTCTCAGGTGGAAAGAGCGCATGGATGCAGCGCCACAAAAGAGAGTCGTCAAAAACATCGCACAACAGGAATGGCGCAAGATGCTGCGCGAAAGTCATTTGTGCGTCGATTGCAAAAAGCAGGATGCCTATACGCTGAATGGCCACGTAAGGTGTTTCGAGTGCTCGCAAAAAAACAGCAAACGGGCTTGCAAAGTGGCGATGGTGAACCGGGAAAAGCGCAAGCTCGACGCAAAGACAAGGCGGGATCAGCGTCGGGAAAGCGGAAAGTGTACACGCTGCGGAGGGGAAAAGCCGACATATGATCTGCACATGGTCTGCGCAACGTGTCGCGCAAAAATGAATGCCAGACGAAAGGATAGGATGGCGGAGCAGGAGGGTTACTATCCGCGTGGGACGCCGGGGCTGTGCTACTTCTGCCTCCATCCTGTCATGGAAGGCAAAAAGGTCTGCCAGCGATGCTATGATGCGCGTCTGCCGGGGATGAAGAAGGCACGGGAGACGGCCTGGAAGAAGAACGGACAACACATCTGGAGGCGACAACAATGGGGAAAGTGATAATACTGCCCGAAACCACTGAGCGCCCTATTACCATGATCGGTCAGATGGCCGGGGTGTGCCGGGGTGTAGACACGTCGGACGATGAAAGAAACTACAAGCGCGGATGGGACTGCATCACATCCGGACACGGAAGGACCATGGAATACCCGGACGTGTACATGGTGCTGGATGGGTACAGCGCGAGGGTGATCCGAGAATGGTACACCCACATTGGAGGGATGCCGACACGATTGCAGGCGAGCACGCGGTACATCGACTATGGCGCGTTTGAATATGTGACACCCAAAAGCATCGAGGCAGATGAAGATGCGCTGGAGCGCTATCAGGATTGCATGCAAATGATAGCGCAGGACATAAACGGGCTTATAGCTCAGGGCGTTCCCCGTGAGGATGCTGCTCTGCTGCTGCCGTTGGGCATGACAACCCGCGTCGTGGACAAGCGCAATCTACGCAATCTGATCGACATGAGCCGCCAGAGGATGTGTTCAAAGGCATATTGGGAGTTTCGAGAGATGTTCGGAGACATCAGCGGGGCGTTGAGCCGGTACAGTGACGAGTGGGAAATGATTACTGACCACCTGTTCATGCCGAAATGCAAGGCGGTTGGGTTTTGTACTGAAAAACATGGATGCGGCATGATGCCAACGAGGGGTGAAGCTGAAAAATGAGAGAGGACTTGACCGGCAGAAGATTCGGGCATTGGATTGTGCTTGGCGTAGGTGAGCGCAGCCAAAGCGGTAGGTTCAGATGGAGATGCAAATGTGATTGCGGAACTGAAAAGGATGTGTTCGCACATGTGATGATTTCCGGGCAGTCTAAATCGTGCGGCTGCGGTATAGACGGTCATCCATGCTCTTTTAAGGATATTACCGGGCAACGGTTCGGAAAACTTGTGGCGATAAAACCAGTCTCCAAAAGAACGAAAGACGAGAGTGTTCATTGGGAGTGCAAATGCGATTGCGGACATATCACTGTTGTAAACGGCAATGATTTGCGCCGCGGTACAACAAAGTCATGTGGATGTTCTCACGCAGAACAGCTTGCGGCAATAGATCGAACAAAGATAAGCCACAAGAAACATGGAGCGTTTGACAGATATGGGAATGGAGAACGATTATACGGTGTCTGGAAGGGGATGAAACAGAGATGTCATAATCCAAATTTCCCAAAGTACAAATATTACGGAGGACGCGGAATAAAGGTTTGCGACGAATGGTTGCACGACTATGCGGCGTTTCGTACATGGGCTTTGGAAAATGGATATGACGCTAAAGCAAAAAAATGGGATTGCACAATAGACAGAATAGACAACGATAAGGGGTACAGTCCAAGTAATTGCAGATGGGTTGATGTGAAAACCCAAGCAATGAATAAAAGGCCAAGGGGGACTGCTATATGAGATTAGTTCTAAGTTACTGCCCTGAAAAGCGCGGCTGTGGAAGGTGGGAGCGTCGAGATGGCGGCGAAGAAACCTAACCAAACGGAATTGCTATCCGCAATCCGCAAGAAGTGCCTGGACTGTTCAGGCGGCATGCGCAACGAGGTCAGGGATTGCAGGATAAAGGATTGTCCGCTGTATAGGTATCGGAGAAACGCTATGGAAGATGATGAGCAGGAGGCGAAATGATGGCGAGGTACGTTGACATATGACGTGAAGGGGGTGAGATAATGGCAGAATACATAGACGTGATGCGCCAATGGCAAAGAATGTGTAAGTCGATGCAGATGAAAAATATGGGTTGCAAGGAAGGGTGTCCGTTAGGACGCAATCAGGCATGTGGTGAACTTGAATATGCTTCGCTGGATGAAATAAAGGATGCAGAAGCCGTGATACTGAAATGGGCGAAGGAAAACCCGGAGCCCGTCTATCCATCATGGCTTGAAGCAATGGGCTGGGGCGAACTCCAATGGTGTGAAGTAAAGGCCATTCTTGCAAGGCCTATGGATTCGGAAAATGCAAAGAAGCTGGGAATTGAACCGAAGGAAGCGAAATGATGGCAAATACGAATGAAAGCTGCAAAAACTGCAAGCGTCGATACCGTCTCCGCAAGAACGACTATTCCCAGGGTGGATGCGAGCACAGCGACATGGAGGGGTATGTTTGCATGTGCTTATCCAGAGAAGGTATAGCAGAGTGGATGGTCGGGCTGAATGATGAGGATGAAATCTGTGAGTGTTATTCACCAAAGGAGGACAAACTGTGAGGGTAAAACTTGACCCAGGCGCTTTTGAATTGACACGCGCCCACGATACCGATGCTGGTTTGGATATTCGGGCCATTTCCGATGGGATTGTGCGTGCTCACCAGTCGGCCACGTTTCATACCGGGATTCATGTGGAACTACCTCATGAGATCATGGGCGATATTCGCCCGAAATCCGGCCTGATGTTTCACCATGATTTGCTGACGTTTGGCACAGTGGATCAGGGCTTCTCGGGCGAGGTTATGGTGCATTTGTTCAACCTTGGCAGCGAGGATTATTGCGTGCATCGCGGCGACAAGATTGCACAACTGGTGACGACGAAGGTCGTCTATGAACCTGTCGAGATCGTTGATGAAATCAGCGGTGGTGACAGGGGAACGAGCGGTTTTGGCAGCAGCGGGAGATGAAATACGATGAGTTTGATTGACAAGCTGAGCTGCATGGTCGGCAATCACAAGTATTCTGCGATGACAACAGCGGTGACAGCCGTTGATGGAGATATTTGCAGGGTAGAATGCACTTGCGTCCATTGTGGAAAATACAACTGCTTCCTGACGACCTTCACGGCCTTGGAGAAAACCGCCGAAAAGTGCCATGAGCAGATGGAACGATGGTAATGGACTATGTACGCTGATCCTGAACAGGGCAAAGCCTGGGCACGCAATCAATACCGGCAGCGTCGAGATGACGGCATATGCGTGAAGTGTGGAAAGAGATTTGCCGATGCTGGGCGCTGTATGTGTCGGATGTGTGGAAAGGCGGCAAAGGCAATCAAGGCAAAGAACGATCCTGATGGCGCAAGGCACCTGGCATGGTTCAAAAATCGAATCAGTGAACGGAAGGAATTGGGGCTTTGCGTCGATTGCGGGAAAAGAATTGCGGAAACTCAGTTCATCCGATGCAAGTCATGTCGCAGGCGCAGGGCTGAGTATCAGCAGGTCAGGAGAATACGCGAGAGGATTCACGGAGCGTAAAGGTGGTGATACAAATGCGGAAGTCAACCGTGTCTTATATACGCCGGTTTAAGTGTAGCGTGTGCGGGGCCGATGCCACGGCCCCGAAGCTATCCAGAACCGGCAATGGACACGTCAAGACGATGTACTGCCCTGTATGCAGGAGAGAGCGGGACTTCGTACAGGTTGGCATAGACAAAATGAGGTAGGTGAGACGATGGGGTGGAATGAGGACGCCAACCGGCGCAGGGTATTGAGGCGGTTTTTGCAACTCTGGAATATGGTTCCGGACAATACGTTTGCGGAGGTTGTCGCTGATGTATTTGGGCTGCAAGCCGACGATATGAAATGCAGGACCGACGAGGCGGTGTTCAGTAGGATCAATGATCTGATCTACGGCAAGGCGGATATGATCTACAAGACGAAACTGCACAGAAACGCGCCGACGCAGGCCGACAATATTTCAGCGTGGCAGGATTATACATCCGATGACTACGTTAGGGCACGTTCGTTTCTCGACGAAATCAAGGTCCACACAGATGTGCTCACGCGCCAGGAGTACGCAACGATCAAGGGAATGGCCCTGCAAGGGGATATTATGGCTGCCAGAGAAGGGCTGACGGCGATCCTTGAAAGAAAGCAGAAAAGGGTTGGGTGAAGGGACTATGAATACGAAGCCGATGTTTTCAAGTGCTACCGATGAATATGAAACGCCGCAGAAGTTTTTCGATACTCTGTAAAGGGGATGGGCCAAATGCTTAACTACACTCTGAATACCAACAACCAGAATGAGGCGCTTTTCATCATGCGGGCTGGCAAGGACTACGTTTATGGTACGATGCCTTACGCCAGGGCCGCGAAGATGTGTGAGGACGGAAAAGTCACCAGGGGCGACAATGCGGACTATCCCGTGGCCGTGGATGACAAGTATTTCTTTAGCGGCCAGGTGGTGGAAGAAGTGGCCGCTGAGGCTGTTGAACCCGCCAGGAAACCCAAGAGAAGGTCAAAGAAGTGACGGGGAGGACAGAAAGATGGCAAAGAAAATGTACCGCTACTACTGCATTCTGCGCCCGCCGATGATCGGCACAGTGCCACGCGGCATGGTGAATATCGTCTGCTTCGACAATCGGCGCTATGTGGACGAGATCGAGCGAGAAGCCTGGGGCTATGTGGAGTACAGTAAGAAGCTGACACCCCAGCAGGTCATACAGTTCGAGATGGCAGTTCCCGTGAAGAAGCATGGTGGATGCAACGGGGATTACTGCGAGATATAGGAGGACAGCATGGGATATTCGAGGATAGAGCGCGAAACGACCATCATCTTCAACGAGGAAGAATCCACTGCCAGCGTGTGGACGTGTTCGCCAATGACGATGCGAAAACTGGACAAGCTGTGCGACGAGCTGCCGGACACCTACAGGTGCGTGCTTGTGGATGATAAGGCCCAGGCGAAGCGGTACGAGATGCCGAAGAAGCTGGTGTCTTTCAGAAAGCCGAAGGTGATGTCGGAAGAACAGCGGGAGGCAACGGCAGAGCGCATGCGTGCGGTATGGCAGGCTAAAAAAGAGGAATAGCTAATATTGCCGTTTTGCGCTGGTAAATAAAAGGGTTGCGGAGCGTTCACTGTACGGACGATAATTCCCCCATTGAAAGCGGTGGACGCTTCGCAACAAAGCAAAATACCGGGCGAAAATGGGAAAGATATACATTTGGAGGATTGCACAATGGCTGATATGGTTGAACATCCGTCCCATTACTGCATGGGCGGCATTGAGTGCATAGACGCGATTAAGGCGGCGCTGGGTGATAAATACATAGGGTTTCTGGTAGGGAACGTCATCAAATACTGCTGGCGCTACGAGCACAAGAACGGCGCGGAGGATTTGCGCAAGGCGAAGTTCTATCTTGAACAGGCGATAGGAGAGATGGAAATACAGAATGTGGTGTACACCAGTAACCGCAGGGATGTGGTGCTGTGCCAGGATTGCAAGCATCGCGGTACAAAGTATTGTATATTTAGCCATGTGGACGAATGGTTTTTAGAAGGCTATGGGAGTAAAGATTTTGGCGATGATTGGTTTTGTAAGGACGGGGAACGGAGGGATGATAAATGCGCCCGATAGATGCGGATGCCTTGAATAAGACGTTGCAGGAGCGCGTCGGTAGCCCAAAGAGTGATGAACTCTATGAGGTCAATCTTGTGTATCATTGAAGCGCCCACGCTTGCATTTCGAGAAGAGAGGCTCGGAAAATGGATACGCAGGGGATGCACAGGAAGGCCGCAGTATGACCCAACAACAGACTACTATGGGTATGCACATAGATCTACTAATTGCGGAGGCGCATCTTATTTTCCGTGCGATTACCCGGACAGCTTTTACAGAAGATGCGGAGTAAAGATGGATGGAAGGTGAAAGTATGATTGACATATCTGCACCGGATGACCTGGTTTGCAACGACTGTGCAAACTACGACACGTCTGAATGCGTCTGCATGTTGGATTGGACAATACAAGCATGAGTAAAGCAATGCGCAAGCCTCGTCCTTCAATGCCGCGTTGGTGGTGGCTTGGACAGGATGGCTGCTGGTTCTGCAAGGGCCGCAACAACTGTAACCAGTGCAAGGCGGCGCGAAGCTCTGCCAAGGCCGTGGAATCCGGGAGAAAACGGGACAAGCAACAAAAGCTGAGGATGAATGACTATGAGTAGATCATCGGCATACCGCGCCACTCGCGGCTATGAGAACTGCCAGAAGCGCATTTATGATGGCGTGGGCGAGTACAACATCCCGGCGCTGGAGCCGGTGACCTATCTGCCAAACGTGGAGAGTTGGATCAGTTTCAACAAGACGCGCACGGTCCGGAGGATGTACGACAAGGGCGTTCACTTCTTCATCGACGACTACCAGTTTCAGCGCGTTTGGGATCAGCCCGATTCCTATGTTGACATGCTCGCTCATTATGCCGCTGTTTGTACGCCTGATTTCTCGCCCTACAGTGATTTTCCAAAGGTGATCCAGCTCTATAACCACTACCGCAAGCACTGGCTGGGAGCCTACTGGCAGGAACACGGCATTACCGTGATCCCGACCATCACCTGGTCAAGCCCTGACACGCTGGAATGGGCCTTCGATGGGGAGCCGGTGGGCGGGATCGTGGCGCTTTCCAGCGTGGGAATGTTCGATAGCACAGAACACAGGGCGTGGCTGATAGATGGCTACGAGATGATGCTGGACGTGCTGATGCCGACAAAGGTGCTGTGGAAGGGCAAGGTTCCGGATGAACTCAAAGATGATGAGCGGATCATAGTAATGAAAAGCATATTGGACGATCTGCATAAGCTGCCGAGAAAGAAGGGGTGATGGTGATGCCGAAAGGTGGAAGCGGATTCAGAAATGCGGCATGGAATGGTGCTGTTAAGGCTGGTAAAGGTGCTTCACGAGATTGGCGACTGTCTGATCCTACAAAATATGCCAAGGATATACAAAAGGCATTCCAGAGCATGTATCGCTCAGGCATTGTCATACAGCGCGACGAACGTGGCAGGGTGATAGGCTGGAAAGGGACAGATGAGGCAATTATGAAGGCTGGGGAGAGACTGCTAAATCTTGCACAGCGTATGTCAAATGACCTGGAGCTATACAATCCTGAGCAAGCAAGAGAGTATTCGATTTTACGTCAGAAGTATGGCAATGCGATTAGCGTCAGCTCCAAGGACTGGAAAGAATTTCTCAATACCAAACGAGCCAGAGATACTGTACTTATAAATCCTCGCGGACGGCGCGGGATCGCCTCTGGAGCAGACGCAAGAGCTGAGGAAGTCGGAGGCGAAGGTGGAAACGTTGTGAATACGCTACATTCCATGAACGAGGCATTGAATGATCAGAGACGTATGATATGGCGAAAGCCTATGGACGGCGGAGAGCGAAATGAATACGTTGGGAATATCAATGAAACGTTGATAAAGCAATACGAGAGAGCGGAGAAAGCAGCTTGGAAAAGGAGAAAAACATGACGGAAAACATAAAGGAAACCGTTCAGGATATAGTGAGACTGCTGGCTCCTATTGATGGTGATGAAAATGATGAATACGACAATGATCACTTTACCACGTCATTCAAGTTGGCGGTAGATGCTGCACGAAAATGGCGGGATGGGCATGGTGGAAATGTTCGCGCCAGCATTAGTGTACAATGGGATGAGAACGGAAAACCTATGGTAACTATTACACCCATTGGAGAATCAGAGGATGAGCAAAATCATTGACTTTATTTCAAGATTCAAGGGCAGCGAGCACGTTTTTCTATATGGGTGTTGCTACTGGTTTGCGTTTATCCTGAGCAATCGGTTTTATGCCGAATACCCGGAGATCATGTATGAGCCGGTTGAAGGACACTTTGTCACAAAGATAAAAATGGCCGCTACTACGATGTTCGCGGAGACGTGACGGATGAATATTGCATCAAATCCATGTATCGTCTGGAGGATATGGCGCAGGGAGATAGTAGCTGGTACAGGCATTTGATGCGGGATTGCAGGGACTTTGAAAGGGTGGAGTGAGTGGAAAACAGGGACAGTGTGGTGGCGAACCTCGAAAGATTGCGCGATGAAATGAAAAGCGGTTCGGTACGAACAACGGTGGGAGCCAGTGGTGTAGTACGGCGCATGGACTGGCTTGATGATGCCATAGCCATGTTGCAAGCCCAAAAACCTCATCTCATAACAGCGATGGATTTTGAGAATAACCCTAATGTTGATGACCTTGGTCGCCTTGCCGGATGGCTTGAAACACGTCCTGGAGCCGGAGAGGAATTTGAGCGAGAGGGCTGGGTAACTATCAATAAACTTTTCATGGAGAACAACAAGTATAGAGTTTGGACAGGGAAGCCATCTGAGCAGCAAAAGAGGGAGGAGAAATGGGAATGACGATTGATCGGATAATAGATTTGCTCAAAATTGAGCAAAAGTGTATACTTCGCAACACTAATAATGAGTGTAACAGACAGTGCGGCGAGTGTGATTTGGTGCAGGACGATGGCGAACTCTATGAGATGTACAATTATGCGATTACTGCATTAAATGCGCAGAAACCAAGATTGATGGCATTGGAAGAAATATCGGCTATACCAACGGACACCGAAGGCAACGCGCCCGTATGGATGGAAACAAGGATCATGAACAACAAGGGCGAGCTGACTTATTTTGAGGCCAGCATTCTATGGTTTGTCGAAGACGGCTGGTGGCGTCGATTTGATCCTGTTCGCACTGGATGGGAGGACAGAAAGGCGGACACTTACGGCATTACATGGCGCTGCTGGACATCGCCTCCCGACGAGAAAACGAGGAATGAAACGTCATGGGACGTTTGAAACGATGGCCGATGCCAAAGAACGCGCATTTCTCGCACTACTGCTGCCATTGCAAATACTGGGCGTTTATCAAAGATGTTGGATGTGCGCATATTGGAATATGCAAAACACCATACGGTGAACCTGTCGAAAGAGATGCGTATGACAAACCCTGCGGATTATGGAAGGAGATGAAATTAATAGATGACAGATACCGATAAGCTGAACAGGGCGATAGGCAGCCTGGAGCTTTGTCTTAAAGGTCTAAGTGATCTGTGTCCATATAAGAACAGCGACGCGCCGGGAGGATGCAGGGATGAGCTGATGTATGACGCCATGACGCTGCTGTGTGCGCAGGTGCCGCGAGTATTGACGTTGGCTGAGGTTCTTGAATCGGAGGTTTTATATGCGGAGGATATAGACAAAAAAGATGTTATTCCTGTTTTGTTCAATGCCCGCTGGGGTGACCAAATTGTTTTGATAAAGCCCCATTTATACGGCGGGAGGTCGCATAAGTTTTCGGTTTTGATATGTGATTACGGGAAACGTTGGCGCTGCTGGAGTAAAAAGCCAACGGATAAACAGCGGCTGGAGGTGGAATGGGATGATTGATCGGCTGAAGGTCATCAATGGGCTGGAATGCCACGTAAATGGGCACCCGCATACGCGATGCCATAAATGCCCTTATTGGGGAACCGGGCCGCACGGAAGTTCAGAATGCAGCGTACTGGCTGCTGATGCCCTTGTCCTGCTGAAAGCACAGGAACCGTGCTTGATGACGTTGGATGATGCAATTAATTCTGAAATGGTTTGGGTCGAATGTTCTAATGGTGATGGTGGCTATGGAACATGCAGATTTGTTGAGATTTACGGAATGATTGCAGCGGAAGTATTTATGTTGAAAAACAAATATCCAGAACGTAACCGTTTGAATCCAGAAAAGTATTTGAGGGAGTGGCGCTGCTGGACATCCTGTCCGACCGACAAACAGAGGGAGGCGACACCGTGGGCGTAAGCGTTATGAAGATTTATGAGTATACCGTTGAATGTGATAATTGTAAAGCGCTTGAAGTATATCACTCTTTGGATTGGGATAACGGCATACAGATTCACGACAAACGAACAGCACTCAAGGCCAGCGGATATAAAGTGCGAAATGGACAGGTGCTATGCCCTGAATGTTTGAAGGAAGATGACATTATCAGGAGGAACAATCCATGGAGATAAGGGATGACATGATTTCGAGGGCGGCGGCGATTGATTATCTGATGACCAATATGGGATGGCATGACGAGGACGGATATGAAGTTGACGATGCTGACGAGAAACGTGCCATCATAACAGATTTGGTCAACGGGATTCCTGCCGTGGACGCTATGCCGGTGGTACATGGACGGTGGAAGGAAAGTAAATGCCTTGATGAATGTTTCTGGATATGTTCAAATTGTGGTTTTCCAAGTGAAGCACTTGCCGCGCCAAAGCTATACAAGTTTTGCCCGAATTGCGGCGCAAAAATGGACAAGGAGGCGAGATAATGGCTGAATTTGTTACGGTCATGTCGGAGTTTATGCGGCTATGTGACAGCTTCGACCTGTGCGAAAAATGCCCTGTAAATCAAGAGGGTTTTAGCTGTGATTGCGACCATCAGGGCTACTCAAAGACAGGCGCGGCAGAGCTTGAACACATCATCATGACATGGGCCGCAGACCACCCGGAGCTGGTTTATCCGACATGGGGCGAATGGCTGGAACAGCAAGGGATTTGCTTTAGCTCTCTAACACATCGCAACCATGTTGGTGGCGTAATAATTCCTGAAGTATTCAATTATCAAATCGAAGGCAAAACAGCTTTTATGTGCGGCAATAAGGTGAATGAACCCATCCCCGACGACATTGCGCAGAAGCTGGGGATGAGCCGAAGGTGGGCGCATGAAATGCTGTGAGAATTGCGCGTGGTTTGAATCTGAATGGAGATGATAAAATGGAGATGATAAATCGTAGCGAGCTGATACGGGCAATCAAATGCAACCAACGAAATCGCCGTGGTGAGTATTTCGACTGCAAGATGGAATATTGCCCTTACTGGCGGGAGGACAAGGAAACCGGGTATTCTATTTGTGATACCTACAAGATAGAATCTGATGCGGTTGAGCTTCTGACGATGGACACAGTATTGGAGGATGACCTTAAATGACAGACCAAAAGCGAAAGGCGGTGAAGTGGGAATGATTGGTAAGGACAAGGTGCTGATTGGTCTTGGACAGCATATCAGTGGCAGAACGCCACAAAGGTGTGGAAACTGCCCGTACTTCAACGGCGATTCTGGATATGGAGTTTCCTGCCGGGATGAACTTCTGGATGACCTTTACGAACTGCTGGAAGCGCAGGAAGAAGCGCAGGAGCCGAAGTTGCTGACATGGCGGGATGTTATCGGTTTTGTGTTGGGATGTAAGCCAGTCTATATTGAAGTAAAGGAAAGCGAAGATAAAGAATCGGGCGATGATAGATGGGCCATGATGCAGCAGTACAAGGATAGCTTGTCAAACGGTATGCTTATGGCAAAGTCGTCATACGTCATAAGCGAAGTGATGTTTGAGCGGAACTATGGCGTGACGTGGCGGTGCTGGGATAAAGAACCGTCAGATGAACAGCGAAAAGAGGTGGAATGGCATGGCGACGATTAGCGGCCTGACGGTTGCGCTGCTGGCAGAAAAGTGCATCGGTCCTATTGATGTAAATGGCGATGCAAAATACGATATGGAAGCGGCTATGAATCTGCATGAGATGTGTGTTGCGATCAATGCGCTGCTGATGGATGTGCAGCGGATCACACATAACATCACAAGTGACTATCCGGGCGCTCAGGTTCTCGGCGGACGCTCCGTAAGTTATCTGGCCGAGTTGCGGGATCGCATTGATGGATGGTTGAAAGAGGTCCAGGATCAGCAGATGCAGAAACGGAGCGAAGGCGATGACGGAGTTTGAGCCAAAGATTGTGGCGTACACGGATGACAAACCCATGCGAAAACGCGCCTGCATCAACTGCGGATTGCGTGAATCGTATAAGGCCGGAAGCACATGTGGTTATGATGGACATTATATTCAGTATGCTGATACCTGGGATGACTGGTGCAGACATTGGCATAAGGACAGGCAAGAAAAGCCATACGAAGGACGTGAGATAAATGGCTGAAAGAATCATAGCTGTGGACTTTGACGGCACGCTATGCGAGAACGCATGGCCCGAAATCGGGGAACCCATTGAGCCTATTCTGAAATATGTCAAGTATCAGCAGTTTACAGGCGCGAAGGTCATCCTGTGGACCTGCCGCGTTGGTGACAAACTGGATGCGGCTGTGGCATGGTGCCGGGAACACGGGATCATATTTGATGCCGTCAACGAAAACCTTCCTGAGATCGTCATGGCGTTCGGCGGAGACTGCCGGAAGATATACGCAGATGAATACATCGACGACAAAAACGTGCTACCGGATGCGCTGATGAACCAGAAGAAGCGGATCAGCGGCAGGGCGATGAGGAACAGGAGTGGAGTATGAAAGTTATTAAACATGGAAACTGTCTGCGGTTTGAATGCCGGGAATGCGGGTGTGTTTTTCAGGCAACGGAAAAAGAGAACGGCACAGAATATAGGGCATACCATAATGGCGATGATTCTGGATTCTATCAAACGTGTCCGGACTGTGGATGCGAGGACGTTAAGGGTGAAGCGGTGTGGAAAAACGCAAATGCCGATGACGGCAATGCGCAGAAACATGTTGAGCCTATTGAGCATGATGACAAATATTGGGGCTGGGTGAAATCTGATAAGTCGTGCCCGATGTGTCATGATACATTGATATATAATCCGATGTCTATACTTACATCATACCCAGCACAGCAAGAGCTTGTTTGCCCGAACTGTGGGCATACAGAGTATAAAGTGATTGGCAATGTTTCGCCGCACATCGTGAATCTGACCAACGAAGCTAAAACGGACGTAAACAGATAGAAATTATGAGATGTAGAAACAGTGAGAAATGGTTCAATGGTATTGCATCGGTGTAGAGGGCGCAGTATAATAACTATCACAAATATACATTAGACGGTTATTTTAGATTACAAGACGAGCAACGCATGTTGGATGGAAAATGTGTTGCTCGTCTTTTGAATGAAATGGAGGTAAGACAATGCCGTACCAAAACAACTATGAGCTGTCGCCTGAAAGCCTTGCCCGTGTTCGGGCCTTCAAGGATAGGCACGCTACGCTGTACACCATCCACGAGGTCGCCGCTATAAGCGGCAAGGCTATTCCCAGTCTGCGCAGATACATCAGGTCTGGCGAACTGGAGTGCAACAAAATACGCGGGCGACTGTGCTTCACGGAGGAGCAGATCGAGGCGTTTCTGAGGCCGGACAGAAAGGAGGGAAAGTAAATGAGTGCATGGCTGGATAAGGTCAGCAGCAATATCTTTGAAGGCGTGAAGATCAACAGGCTCCGCAGACTTCCGAGTGGAGATGCTTATGTTATCATTTTTGCAAAGATGTTGTTCCACTGCAAGCCAGACGGATTTGTATGTGAGGGCGAAGGCTATCACTTCTTTGCAAATGAGATCGGCGAGGAATATGAAATGCTTATCATGGCAATCGCAATTCTGCGCGAACTGTGTCTGATAACTCTCAATGAGAAAGAAGATGTGTATATCCATCAGAGAATCTTGAATGGGGATAAGACCTGAAAGGATGATAGCGCGTGCCGAAATCATACCTGATGGTGTTTCATGACTGGCCGGAGAAAACAGCGCATTTGTCGTATGAATCAAAGGGACGGCTCTTGGAGGCACTTGTAAGATATTCCCGTGGTGACGAGGATGCTGAGGATTATCTTCAAGCACCTGAAAGCTTTGTATATCCTGTGTTTGCCGCAGAAGTCAACCGGGCAAACGAGAAATACGAGGAATTATCTGCTAAGCGACGTGCTGCTGGAAAGGCTGGCGGAGAAAAGACCCACAAAAAGGATTTGCCAGAGAATGAAGCAAATTAAGCATTTGGTAGCATTTGCTTACATTTGCTCTGAATGCCAGCAAAACGAGCAAAGCATAGTAATATAAATATAAATGTAAATGTGAATGTGAGGGTAAATAATTGAGTTACGGAGTTACGTATTATTGCGCGGAGCTATTTGCAAAACGCTATTTTGACAGCATTTTTTGCAATGCAGAATTTCAAGAAGCCAATAAAATCAAGGGTTTTGAGATTTTATGTGGCTTGAAACTGTGAGGCAGCATAGAAGTTTTCGTGAGGCAGAGTGGAAATTTTTGTGATGCAGCCTTGCTAAATGGCTGAAAACCATTGATTTTGCTCCATTTTACCATTTTGGACAAATGTAAGGATGACGGTTGGGAGGGTTGATAATTAATATGGCAGAACAGAGAACAGTAGACCAGGGCGTAGCTGACAGCATACGGTGTCTTGCTGAATATATAGCCAGAAATGCCGATGACTATGCTGTCGGCATGGAGGACGCAACGGGAATGTCTATAAGCATGAACTTTGAAATTGGCACTGTTCCTGAAATCGTGGTGACAAAGAACATCAGCCCTTATGCTGCACATGAGGTTGTCACAGATAAAAGGTGCTATATTTGGACGAGGTTCAATGAATGATAAACGCAAATAGACTGATTTTCCTGGATGTGGACGGCGTTCTCAACAGCACAAAGTTTGCAGAAAAGATGCTGGAGGAGGATAATGTCAGAATCTACGCAGAGGATTTGCTGGACCCACATGCCCTTCGATTGTTGAAACGGCTGGTCGATGAAACCGGCGCATTGCTGATACTCTCATCGTCGTGGCGGAAAATCCCGGAGTCTCGCAGAAACCTTGAACGTCAGCTCGAACAGCATGGCATGCGGATCGCCGATTCAACACCTTGTAAGGGTGGCGAACGTGGAGATGAAATCACGGCATGGTTCAGTATGATCCCTGCGGCACAGAAATGCAGATATGTTATCCTTGATGACGATTCAGACATGACAGTCCACATGAAACATCTTGTACAGACAAGTTTCGATACTGGCCTTACAAGAGAACATGTTGATAAGGCAATAGAAATATTGATTGGGTGAGAACAATGGTAGACTTGAAGCGTTGCCCGTTCTGCGGTGGAAAACCAAAAGTTTCAAACTCTGGACCTTTTGTAAGCAAGACATCTCATATCGAATGTGAAAAATGTGGTGCATGTACTAAATACTTCTTCATCTCAACAGAATACGCGGCAGATGTGGTGGCCGCAGAAGCATGGAACAGGAGGGTAGATGATGGGAATGTCGATAGCTGACGGCGCATTCTTCATGCAGTCCCAAGACGGGGAATGGGTAAAGGTGGGGGAGCCGCTGGAGTTCGTGGAGCCGGAGCCGGAACAGAACAGAGTGGCCTTCACCATCAAGCCCAGGGTGGTCACGGGATCATTTACGCTTAGAAGCAATACGAGGGCAAGGCTGCGCAGAAAGCTACTGGGCTTCAAGGGACATCCGAGGATCAGAAGCATGATGAAAGCGGCAAAGATTGCGGGGATAGCCAAAGTTGCTTCAAACGCATGATAAAACACAGAAGAAAAACAGGTGACGCGGTTCAGACGATAAAGTGTAAGGGTGAAAAGTGAGGTCGTTTTCTTCTGGTAATTCATTTGCGAAAACAGGAAAGATGAGGGGGTGAGAAAAATGAGCAGAAAGTTTGAGGTCGTGCAGGGCGGCGCAGAACGTGAGGGACCTGAAAACAATGTCGTCGAGTTGACGGATTATCAGCCTCATTTCGTGTCTGAGGTCGTCTGCCTGAGATGCCTCCGACGCTGGATTTCCGTCAGGCCCGAGGACGTAATGCTGAAAGACATCGCGTGCCCATCCTGCGGACCTGGCTTCGTGATCGAAACCGGAGAATACTTCGGGGAAGTTGAGGACGAGGATTAATCAGACTCTCCCCACATATACTATAGTTTTGTACAGTCTATATTTTGATGTATGTATGTAGTGTGTATATATTATATATTATAATATAATAGACTTTATAGAACTATGAGTATTGTACATAACTACGCAGAAAGGTTGGTTGTAAGCTCTTATGGATAATAAGCAGAAGGATGAAGAACAGAAAAATAATGTCGTGCCTATTGATGCACAAGTGAAACCGAAAAGAAAACGCGGCTCCAAATCTGCATCTATCGTGGATAACTTGACAGCCAGACCAGAGGAAATCGCAAAAGCTGTGCAAAGCGCCTATCAGTATTTTAACCGCGAAATCGTTAAGTCTGATGAGGAGTGCGCAGAACGTTTGAATGGTTACTTCCAAGATTGCCACGAACAGCAAATGATCCCGACTGTGGAACATATGTGCCTCGCGTTGGGAACTGTCAGAAGGACCGTGTGGGATTGGGAAAATGGGATTGGATGTAGTGCTGCGCGCACAAACATGATAAAAAAAGCGAAGCAAATCCTGGGCGCAATAGATGCGGATTTAGTTGCATCTGGCAAGATTCCCCAGGTTGTCTACATCTTCCGCGCCAAAAATTTCTATGGCATGAGCGATCAACAGGAAATCGTCGTAAATACAGGGGCAAATGCAGAACAGGATATGTCCGCCGACGACATTGCAAAGCGCTATCTGGAGGATGGCAGAAAGGTCGAAACGACATTCGCAGACGACGCAGAAAGGTGAATATACTACCATTTTTGCAGAAAGTCCAAAATCGCAGAAGGGCGCAGAAAGGGTAATTTTTCACCCTCAAAAGCGGCCTTGCGAAGCGCCTGATCCGGCTCGGAGCCAGCCGCGAAAAAAATTTTCGTGTTACATGGATATACACATAAGTGACATATTTGTGTAACAATTCTCCTAAGCGGTGTGGTGGATGGGTGTGGTTTGGTGGGATGGCAAAAACCTATCAAAACGATAGGTATATGCCCAGGTATCAACCTATCGTGACGGTATGATATAACGATTACTTATAATTTTACATTGGGTGCCGGGGCTGCTGGTGGCCTCCGGGCGTGGCTCCTCCTGCGGTGGTGGGGCTGGTCCTCTCCGGCTGTCTGGCGGCGCTTGGCGTGGCGCTGGGGCTGCTGATCCTCGGCGGCGTGGTGCCGTCCTCCGGCAGGGTGTTGGCGGTGGATCGTGTCGGCGGCTGGGCGTCTCTCGGGGCGTCCTGTGGGCGCTGCGACGGCCTCCGGGGCTGTGCCTTGGCTGCTGGGGCTGTCCAGCTTCGCGGGGGCTGTGCGGGGCTTGTGCGGCGTCTCCTGCGGTGGGTGGGTCCATGTGTCGCGGGGCGTCTCCTGGCGGCGCTGGGGGCCTTCTCGCGGGCGCTGGGGCTGGGCGTGGGTCTGTGGGCGTGGTGACGTTGCGGGCCTCTGCGGGGCTTCTCGGGCGTCTGAGGGCAATAAAAAAGCCGGGGCGTTATGCTCCGGTTTCTGATCTAATTGGAAATCCTGAAAAATGCTTGTGTGCCGTCCTCCAATACTCAATTAATCTTTGCTGCTCCTCGTCGGGGATCGCTGGCAGGTTCTCGCATAGCTCCGTTATAGCTCCATGGCGATAATAACAGTTTGCTTTGTGCTCGGTCTGCGGGTCTGGCAATAGCTCCGCGCCTCCCTGGTCTATTATGTTACGGCTGTCTTGGCGGGTGGCGGTTTTGAGGGCTACGCGGGCGGGGAAATTGCATTTAATCGGGGTTGGGATGATCTCGCGGAGGGGGCTTTGTGTGCATGCTATCATGTGGATTTTGACAAAACGCGCCAAAATTCCTATTTCTTGGAGTGGGGGCGCGGCGGTCTTTCGCTGGGTGGTCATTAGGTCCGCTAATTCATCAATACAAATATAAATATCTGATCCGTTATACGTCTTTGTGTGCTGGTGCTTTATTTCGCTTTTCCGCTGCTCTAAAAGGTTTAACACAATCCTTAGCGCCTGGATCATGTCGGTGGGGGTCTCTGCGTATAACAGGCAATGCGGAGCGGCTTTGAAGGCTTCAAGCTCTACGCCTTTACGATCCAAAAATATAAACTGCTTTTCCGTGGGGGCGTAGTGTAAAGCGGTGCATATGATCCCATTTAACAACGTGCTTTTGCCTGCTCCGGTGGCTCCGGCTATTAATAAATGGGTCTGGTTTAGCATTTCATTGTAAAGGGTGTAAATGGGGCCTTTGGGGCGTCTGTAATAGTACATTGTCGGCGGTCCTCCTCTCTGAAATTACAGCCCCTTGCGGGGCTGTGGTGGGTTTATATTCCGTTCTTGAAATAGTCTTTCATAATTCGCGCAACATCGTCAAGGGTATATGTTTTATTGCTCCATACGCTGACGGGGTCGGGGTTACCGTCTCGGATAATATAATATGTGTGTCCGTTGTGCTCCCTGCGTTGGATCGTGATAGCGTTAACGGGCTGGCGGCGGGGCGCTGGCGGGTCTATTCCAAAACCGGGCGCGGTGTAGCTGTAGCTGTTGCAATCCATGGGGGTTCCTCCTTTATGCGGTTACGATGTTGATATATTTACCATGTATCAGGGCTTTGGCTATGTCTCGGGCGCTGTGGGCGTCCTGGTGGCTGGTCGGGGTCCATTCTCCGTTAATCCTGCATAGGTGGGTGATCTGGATATGGTCTCCTCGGCTGCTCTGGTGGATCACTTGCCGGGTATATCCGGCGTTATAAAGCTGGTGGGCGTATAGCGTGCGGCCTTCGGTGATGTCGTTGTATATGCGCTCCGCTATGGCGTTGTTGTGGGCGTCTATGGCGTCCGCGCGGGCCTCGGCGGCTTCTGCGGTCTCCGGGCGGCTGTATTTGTGCCATAGGGCCATAGCGGCGCGGTAGGTGGCTTTTACCCATATGCGCATTATCTCGCCTCCCTTTGACGCTGTTCGCAATAACAGCAGTTATGGGGGGCGTTCTGCTTCCAACATTCAAGCCCCGCTCCGCTGTAGATGTCGCAATAATCGCAGCCATTCCAATTCGGGCGGGCTTTGCAGATGTTTACAACGGTTTTCCGCTGGGGGTGGCTTAGATACTCCTGGCGGAGTCTCTCGGCGTTCTGGTGGTCTGTCATGTGTTCGGTGCTCCTTTCGTGGTTGTTGGGCTTATTCGTGCATCCCGTCAAGCTTCAAGAGACATGTTAGAATTGCGTTGTAACTGGCTACGCTGCTGCGGTGGAAAACGTGATTAAGTTCGTTGTATTCCCTGCTGTCCTCCATGATCTCTCCGGCCTTCTCAAGTGCTGCTATCGCTTCTTTTATGGGGGCGCTGATCTTCTTCATATATTCGGGCATTGTCTCGGTTCCTTTCCTGGTTGCGGTGCTGCTGGTGGTCTGCCTGTCGGCATTGGTACGGGCTGGCGCTTTGTCCAGCCCTAGCCAACGTCGGCGGGGTTACTCCTCCTTAGATGCTCAAATCGTACTTTTTACGCTGGCGGGCGCTCATGCACTCCCATTTGGTGAGGGGGATTATATCCCATTGTTCCGTTTTAGTATTCCACACTTGGACACATACGCGGCCATCCTGAACGCAATACATTTTTGCGGCCTCCCTTCATAAGTCGCGGCGTCTTGTAACGCTCAC